GCTTTATGTAATTAATGACTGCAATTTCTGGATAGTAGAGGAAAACAACGGCGTTAATCATGCCGCATGTGACACCTTGCAAGAGGCTATAGCGTGCGCAGCCGAAACCGTCAAATTAGGTTTAGCAGATGAATTCGTTATTGACGAATAAACAAGGGAGGAAACAATGAGCGAAAGCGCGAGAAATTATCTTGAGAAATTCAACGGCGCAGCATGGTTAGAAAATATTAGTGATGCTGATCTAGAGACTGTAGCAGCAGCCTACTGGAAATCGTACTGGGAGAGCTTCAAAGCAGATGTTAATCGTTGGAATTCAATTAAATAATGGAGGAAACAATGAAAACACTATACGCAACCGGTCGCGATTACGGCACGCCACAGGTATTAGAGATCACCGCGCCGGATAATTTGACCGATGACTTGCAACTAGTCGAAGTGCATTTTAGCGATGACGCACGCGGGATTAGCGGCACTGTAGAAATTTTAGATATACAAGCAACGCCGGAGCGGATTGGTCGCGAAGTGCTAGCAGAGTATGACGCGGGGAATTACAAAATTGTCAGCCATTTTAAAAACGCATAAAGAGGAAACCATGAAATTAACAGCACAGATCAGCATTGCCAATAATTACGGCATCGAAACTTTTTACCCTGTAGATGAAACCGCGCAATTATTTTCTAGAATCGCCGGCACCATCACATTAACCCGCGCCACCCTCGAATTAATGGACGCGCTCGGTTATGAAATCGAGATCAAGGAAAAGACTTTCAAGACATTTAAACAACTAACCGCCAACGCTTAAGGATTAACCGCCATGACTATAGGAATCGAAACCAAATTTTTACGCGCCACACAGAACACCGGCGCACGCGTTAAAGCATTCACTAGCAACGGGCACGCCGCCGTTATTCCATTCGACTATTCACTAGACACAATAGATGCGCATTTTGCCGCCGTTATAGCACTGAAAGAAAAAAATAATCTAGATAGCTGGAACCTAGACGCCATGACATACGGCGGAACGAAGAACGGTTATTTTTTTACTTTCGCATGGTCTGAATATAAACCCAACACAATGAAAGGAAATTGAACCATGACCACATTAAACGACTATTTCACTTACACAATCGCGGCGCACTGGTTAGCCCCTATTTTTAACGCCGACTTTACCGGCTTATCAGATGAAGAGGAAAAGCAATTTTCTGATTTTATGGACACCGCCGGCAATATCGGTTTTTCTAATTTGCGCGATGCCACATGGAGCATGCCAGATGATAACGAAGAACCGCATTTTGCTAGATGCGAAATCAGCGGATTACATTCGGATTGCTACACCATGCGCTTATATTTTACGAACGGGAACCGCGCCACACCTGATTTTCCAGTGACTGCGCACAACCACGAAACGAATGAAACGCACGTTTTTTATAGTCTGCAGGAATTTATAGATTATTTAAACGAAAAAGATGATTGGCACACCTTTTCGACAATGGAGAAAACAGCATGAAAACATTCGACTACATACAAGACAGCGGACATGGTTGGGTAAAGGTGCCAGTCTATTTACTAACCGCGCTCAATATCGCGGACAAAGTAAGCCACTATTCATATTATCGCGCCGGCTTTGGATATCTGGAAGAAGACTGCGACCTATGCTTATTTTTTAATGCATATCATGCGCGATACGGTATCGATCCTAAATTACGCGACCGAATCAGCGACCGATCACGCGTGCGAAATTACGCGCAATATAACGCCGCTAAGCATACATACGCGCACTATCTAGCTAAATCAATTGACGGCGCAGCAATCCGCATAAACGCCGCCGCCGATATAGTGGGAGCATAAAAAGTGAAAATACATTTTATAAAGCAATCAAAAAACCGCAAAACGGGACCAATCCCCACAACATACAGCGAGCGGGGAACTTGCCCGCCCTCATGCCCGCATTATGAGGATGATTGTTATGGAGAGGATTATTACACGCGCTTAAACTGGAATCAGGTTCCCAAACGCGGGGACACTATCGCCGATGCATGCGCGAAAATAGCAGCACTACCAGACGGGCAACTGTGGCGCCACAATGTAGCCGGAGATCTGCCAGGACTAAAAGAGGACATAGACCCCGCCGCGCTCGGCGAAATAGTCAAAGCGAACTTTGGCAAACGGGGCTTTACTTACACGCACAAAAAATCGCCCGATGCTATCCACTGGATCAGGCACGCGGTGCAGTGGGGTTTTACTATTAATCTAAGCGCCGATGACGCCGGTGAAGCAGACGAGTTATCCGCGCATGGCTTGCCGCTCGTTTGCATAGTGCCAATGGATACACCAGAACACACCACAACACCGGCAGGTAGACCGATCACAATTTGCCCCGCACAAACCCGCGAATATATGACTTGTGCAGTCTGCCAGTTATGCCAGAAAGCAGACCGCCGCGCGATCATAGGATTTCGCGCGCATGGAACCAAAGCAAAACAAACAGACGCACGCGCACGCCGCATCATTCCAATAATGAAAGGGTAAGACTATGAACTATTTCAGCACAGGATCAGGAAGAATCGAATTACAGATCAAACTAGACCACGCGCACACCGGACACCATGCCGGACAATGCGACCAAGACATTGAGCACCTGCTAACCGTTGACTATATACGCGCGCAGCTTGACGCTATCCCGCCGGCATTATTGGCGGAAGAATTGCGCGAGTATGGCGCATGGAGTACAGAAGAACTTGCAGACCACGAACAAAACAAAGCCCGCATTTTATGGCTTGCATGCGGGGACATTGTCGAAGATGATTATTAAAAATGCAACAATCTTTTTTTGATGTGCTATTGGAACCGCGAGACAGTCCGCCGTTTTATATTGTCACGCTCGATAATGGTTGCCGTATTTTTTACGGCTTACCATTACCCGATAAAAAAATTCTTGACACTTGATTGAGTCAGGCTTAATAATGCAATAGTTGGTTGACGTAAAATGTAATACACTATATAGGAGATCAGACGAATGAAACAAATTGAGACGTACACGAATGAACATTACGGGATTGAGTCTCGCATATACATGACCGAGTCAGGCTTCACTGTTGCGCTGCACGACCTTGATGCCGATGAAACTTTAAATCATTACTACCGTTTCACCACGCTTGCACAAGCAATTGTGAAAGCAAAACACATAGCTAACCTTTAGGAGATCAGACGAATGAACACAAAAGAATTGATGTCAAGAGAAGAGATCATTGAAAAGTATGTTGACCATTTAGTAGATGGTATGGATTGGGAAACAATGCAGCAATTTGTAACCGAGATACTGTGGGAACAGTTAGACAAGTTAGGTGACGCAGATTTACTGAATGAGGTATCCGACTATATGCCTAATTTATTCATTGACTAATAGGAGATCAGACGATCATGAAATACGACATATACAGATGCACAGGCTTTTGGTTAGATGAACATCAACACAAAACCAAAGTAGATTTTATGGATGTACTTGTAGCCAAAGGCGAGTGGGATGAGATTCATGATGCTGATGATGAGTGCATATTTTTTTATATGGACGGAGTAGAACTAAACGTAGGCGACATTATTTCAGACGGTTTTGTTATTACAGAAATTCACGAATAGGAGATCAGACGAATGACCGACACCACTTATAACGGATGGACTAATTACGCAACATGGAGAGTAAATCTTGAAATGTTTGATGGATGGGATGCAGACCAACTGGATGCACTCACAATGGGTGACACCTACAACTTAAAGCAGCAGCTAAAAGACTATGCAACCGACTTGATTGAGTGTAGCGGTTCAGGGCTTGCAGTTGATTATGCACTTGCGTTTTTAAATGATGTCAACTGGTACGAAATAGCGCAGCACATGGTAAGCGATCATGCTTTAGAAAATTAAATAGGAGATCAGGCGAATGAAAACAAATGAACTATTAGGGGCGGCACTTGATTGGGCAGTAGCAAAGTGCGAAGGCTTTAGCAATAGCTCTTGGGATGATGAGAGATTATGTTTCATTACAGAATTTGATGTTGACTTTGAGCCATCAATCAACTGGGAGCAAGGCGGCAAGATCATCGAACGTAATCGCATCAATCTGTGGTGCGATGGATATGGTGACTGGGAAGCAAAGCAATACGGCAAGCATGAAATGTGGGCGAAAAGACCATTAGTCGCAGCAATGCGCTGCTATGTGGCAAGCAAGCTAGGTGAAGAAGTAGATGTACCAACTTTTATTTAAGGAGATCAGACGAATGAAGATACGAATGACAGTTGACAGAGATGTATTTGAAGATGACAACGGACTGATTGTTAACTTTGACCAGTTCGAGCCAACGGAGGATGAGCCAACACACTTTGGCGGTTATGTTCGCATCATGCAAGACGATGAGAACAAGTGCTTCACTGTTTTTGTATTCAACGCAGCGGGTGACATATTGTCAGAGACAGATGTGCCATTCAAATTCATACCAGTAGAAGATATTTAAGGAGATCAGACGATGAACTTTGACGAGGTTGTAGCTTTTGTAAACTCAACATCAAAACATTTATCAATAGATAAGGATGTTGTCTTTGAGATTCTGATAACTGAAGATCAGGATTTTTCTTATCAACAACATGGCGGTAACTATACAGCAGTTATAGATGCGCAAAATATTTGGAATGATGCAAAAAGATTTTTTAAACCATAGGAGATCAGACGGATGCCTAAGTTCAGAGCAATGGCAGTTTATTACACATACTGCACAGCAATTATAGAAGCAGACAACGCAGAGCAAGCATACCAACTTGCGAAAGATGCAGACGGTATAGATTTTAAACCGTCTAATGAATCCTACGACTGGCACATCAACGAAGTAACGGAGATCGACTGATGAAACCAAAACAATACGAAGTGCTATTCATGAATGAGAATGTGTGGACTATTGACAGTAAGCCGCACATTTTCAATTCATGGAAGGAAGCTAAAGCAGAACTAGAAGAACACTTCCAAGACATGGATGACGCAGACATGGACTACGAACCATCAGACTATCGGATAGAGGAGAAGGCATGACGGACGAACTACACTACGAATTCATAAGTCGAATTATGTCAGAGCAACTATTAAAGTTTTGTCGAGCGAATGATTTGCCATTCGAAAGTGCAGACGAATTAATATTGCGCAAAGAATTATCGAGCTATCAATTTGGATGGTTAAATTCATACATAGCTATTTGGGATGCCTTGATAGGTGAGTGAGTCAGGCTTATAGGAGATCAGACGATGAACGCAAAACAATTAATTGAAGAATTACAGAAACTTCCAGAAGATACCATCATGTACGTTTGGGTTCACAGCGAACGGCTTGAGGTTACAGAAGTAGACAACAGTTTTTTTGATGATGGATACGCTGACATAAATACTCGGAGCAGACCATGAGAAAATATGAATATGATGTGGACGTTACCATTACCTACACCAAGACCATCACAGTCGAAGCACTGGATGATGAGCAAGCAGAATACTTTGCTCACCGAGATATGCGGCAGGAGTTTGGGTTAGACTGTGACATTGAGATCAGCCGAACGTGGAAGTCGGGTGTGGTTGAAGATGACCGCAGACGAAAAGACGTACACGATTAAGGATTATGATGACAGCACCTAAGATGTTCACCATTCACTTGATTGAATCCGACTCCGGCTACGTCCATGCGATAACGGACTACACTGGAGAAGGTGAGATCGTCTTGAGACTGGGTACTGAAATACTCAATACCCTCGCTCTCATTCAACCATTCACAGAAGGGCGATTGAGTGTCGCCCATCCTGTGAGATCAGACGCGCAACATTGACTGGGTCAGGCTTTGGGATGCTTTGAACATCCCCACTCTCTTCCAATAGTCATTAAAGTCCTCTCCCACTGTGTCGCTCATCCAATACTTCCATCCTATTTTCTTGGCGGTATTCTCGCCTGTCAGGCTGGCATCATTGTCAGCTATGACTAATCCCTCATTCAATCCCTCTGCTACCTTCAGCATATTACCTGCCGAGAAGCAGACATGAATAGAGTACGGACGCTTCAGTTGCTTCATGATCAGACGAACTGACAGTGCCGTAGCGTATCCCTCGCACAGAATATTGAAACCACCACGACCGAAGGTGAACGTGGCATTACTTGTGCGCTGTCCATACAAGAACTTTTTCCCGCCATCCTCATCGATCATCTGCACACCAACAATCGAGCCATTCACCCGCATTGGGATCAGAAGAACAGGCTTACCCTCTATATACAATACGTTACCTTGCTCTTTATCAAATCCCTTTGCTGTTAAATACGGATGTCCAGACATTCCAGAATTATTGAGCATACTTACTGCCTTCTGCTGTGCGATTTGCTGCTTTCTGCGTATCTCGTCATCAGCCTTGTGAACTGTTGCACGCAATTCTCGGTGGTTGATTGAGTCAGGCTTATCAGATTTCCAAATTGAAACCACAGTATCCATTGCATGATTTTGTACAAACCCATGCGTACCTAGATACTTCACCGCACCATTCTTTGAACGAGGATGGTCTTCTGTTGGATATCTTTTCCACACGCCCACTGGTGGGTAGTCATTGATGATGATGCCATGCGATCTGGCGAAGTCGATGAAGTCCATGATTACTCATCCTCTCCATGTAATTGGCATGGCTTTAACTTTTCTTTTTGTTCTTCTGGCTTTGGCTTTCCGAAAATCAGATCAAAGTTTTCTCTGTACTTATCTGTGATCTCTTTGGTCTTGATCTCGTCTCCAGTTACATCATTGCGTGTAGTCATTACTTCCTCCCTGTTTTCTTCAAGAACGCATATAGTTTTTTCTGTACAAACTTCTCTACTTCTTTGGTAGGTACTTTTACCTGAGAGTCATCCATCAGTCTAGGCCAGACTCCGAACTTCTCTCTGTATGTGTTAGCCGCCCTACCTTTAGACCATCCCTTATATCGAATGTAATACTGCATCATTGACCAGAACTCTTGCTTACTCTCTCCAGACATAGCCGAACCCAGCTCCTGCAATTCACCCGCAACATCAATTACTTTGTTGGTGCGCTCTCTTGTGTACCCGCAGTTGTAACAAGTATCACCACCAGACCACAGTACATGGCACGATGGACATTGCGATTCTTTCTTCTCGCGTTCAGACGGTTCCTTCTTTGCCTTCTCTTTCTCTTCGTCTAATTCATGCACGCCATCTGTGTATATCTCTTCCCACTCTTTACGAAAGCGCAGGTAGTTACCCGAATGATCTAACCATAGTGCAAACTCTTTACCCTCATTGCCACGCATTACACGACCCATCTGCTGAATGTGTGATGACAGTGACTTACTGAATGGTCTTGCTGATATGCCTATCATTACATCAGGCACATCGAATCCCTTTGTGAGAATGTCAGTAGCTATCAGTCCTGTAATTTCTGTGTCAGGCTTAGCGAAGTCTTCAATGACCTGCTTCTTCCACTCGTCATCATCCTTGTAGCTGATGCAAATAAAGTTATGACCATGCTCTTGGAACTTCTTGGCTAGGTCTGCGCCATGATCTACACCAGACGCGAACACAATAGTCTTCTTAGGCTCACCGAATACTTCATGCGTCTTCTTAATCCACTCTGATACCACATCGCCTGTGATCTTCTTGCCTCTGGCTGTGGCTTCAGCATTCGACCACTCGCCTGCAACTTTCTTTGCGCCAGTCATGTCAATCTCTTTGGCAATGAACACACGCAGTGGCACCAACACCCTGTCATCAACTAACTCTTTAGTGGTAACAGTGCTGACTACGTTCTCATACACGCGACCCAATCCTTTTGTGAATGGAGTAGCAGTGAGCCCGATCACACGCACATCTGGATTGTTCTTGATGAAGTCCATTGTTTGTGCGCGCGTCTGATGGCATTCATCTACGATCAGAAGGTTGAGTCCTGGAAACGAACCCCTGCGCTCTAGTGTTTGTGCCGAGCATACCTGTATGTTTTCATACGGACGGTAACGCCAATGCCCTGCTTGCATGACACCATGATCTATTTTGTATCGCTCTAGCCTGCCAGATGTTTGATCACACAGGACTACACGATCTAATAGCATGGCAGTCTTGTTACCTTTAGCTTTAGTTGCAGCCATCAAAGCAATAGCCATCTCAGTCTTACCTGCACCCGTAGGCGCGTATAGGATTTGCACTCTCTTTCCAGAGAGAAAACCCTTACGCAATTCATCAAGAGTCTTCTCCTGATAAGGACGTAAATTCAGCATATAGTCTCCACTGTTGTCTCACATGCCGGACAACCTCGGCGTTTTATTTCAACCGTCTAATCAAATCAGCTAGATCATCTGCTGCTTGCCCTTTCACTGGCTGATAACTATCCTTCCAACCCTTACCTATCTCTTCACATACTACCGCACATCGATCACGCTCCAGTGCCAACAGTGCTTGCACCTTGTTCAGTAATTCCTGTGGCGAGAACTCATACATCACATGGCTGCCCCCTAAATGCGGGACGTCTACCATGTGATCATGTAGTGCGAGATAGATTTCCTCGCGTGTCATTTACCTTCCTCATACTGCTTTAACTTCTTTTGGAGGGTAGCATTCTGCTTCATCAACTGCGCCTTCTCAGACTGGTATGTATCACGCGACTGCTTCACCGCCTTCAACTCTATCTCCAGTACCTTGATCTGGTTACGCAGATCAGCAATCAAAGACTGAGCCATATCACGTTCAGCCGCCTCTGGACTAGCCGATACCACCGCAAGCTTATCTGTCAGCGATTGGTTCTCTGCCTTCAGTAACTCAACAGCGTCAAAAAGTTGCTCTTTTTCTTCATCTGTTTTTTCTGACAGATAGGCTGAATCATCTTCCTTTTGATTCTTCTTCTCTGCTACTTTTAAAGTGTGTGTTTTACCACCACGCTCAAACTTAACCTCGTCTTTTGTTATGCCCATCTCTAAACGGATATGGCTAACCAATGTGTTACTTACTTTACAAGCTTTGGCTATCTCACGATCACTCCATTCAGTCCACTCAAAGTCTTGCAGCATGGTGATGACAGCCTTACGTTTGTCAGCATTACTACGGCGCAGGCCATGATCATTGTTGGCACTGAGAGAATACAGGATTGCGTCACGTAATGTACCAGTGACTACATTAGCATCAATCCCTGGCGATCCTGCTGCTTTGTAAGCAAAGTAACGGTGGAAACCATCGGCTAAATAGTAATCTACGCCATCGTGGTAAACAGTAACCGGCGGGAATACAGCACCGTTGGTTATATCTTCGCAGTAATCTAATACTGTTTGTTGGTTGATCTCGGCACGCGCTTGTGTACCGCAATCAATTCTAATTTTATCTAAACCTATGTTCATAATTTATCCTCAAAAAAAAACACTGCGGCAGCTATTAATCCTAACAACAATCCCATTCCTACTAACATCCCACTAAAGAATAGAATGACTGTGGCTAATTGATGTGCTTCCATTTCATCCTCCTACAAAATTCTTTCTGGCTCTGTGTCGCGTCAGGATTAAACTCGTGGGTTGTGCAGTCTAACCTATACCCACGCTGATGCTTCATAACGTACACAAAGACTGCTGTACATACACACGCCAACAACACGCAGACAACGTAAATTAGAAAATCAAAAAGGTTCTCGTTTTTCATTTTCATTTATTGCATGGATGCTGCTGTTACCTACCAAAAACTTCTCATGTCCTGCTGTCTCCAACCGTCTGGTTAGATTCTCCAGTAACGTGCCCAGTTCTAACTTCTCGCCTTTAGGTATCGCTACGGTGGCACTAAACATTATTGTGTATTCATCAAAGTTGCTCATTATGTTTTACCTTTCTCCATTCAATAAGTTGATGACCTGATACTTTATTTTCAGTAATAGTGGCAGCTACATGTATATTTTTTGATCCTTGTAGCCAACTCTTTCCTGTCCATTTACTAAATGCTTGAAACCCATTTGATCTGCGTACATATATTCCTGCAATCATTGGGTGATACTTACTGCCATTTATCCATCCGTTCTGAGTAGTTTTAACATGCACCATCTCATCTGGATCTTCCCTATCCCATCGCCTTACCCATTCCCGCTCCCATTCTCTTGGTGGTGGTTTAGGCTTTGGATCTAAATCAACTGGCTTATCCCAACAGGTATTCGTTTTAAATGCCGTCCTCTCATACTCTTTTAACTCTTTCTCCGACTTAACCGTATCGCAATTAGGGTGCGCCTGCCACAGTCTTTGACTGCGTACTGGACTCCTCATCTTGCGTAATGCCTTGGCTTCTATCTGTCTTACCCGCTCCCTAGTTACACCAAGAATCTCCCCTATTTGTTCAAAGGTGTAGTCTCTATCCCTGTCTAATCCAAAATGCAATCTCAGTACTTTTGCTTCTCTGGGGGTGAGAGAATCTAGGCAATCATTCATTACCCTAGCCAAGTCCTTCTGCATTACTTCCTCTATAGGATCAGGAAGAACGTAGTCCCAAGACAGCAGCTCTATAATGGTATCGATTTCAGGTTCGTAGTTCATAGCCTCAATGGTATTCCTACATGTAGTGTCATGTCAACTGTTATATTCATACCAGAACAATCTATTGCAATCAACAATAAAAAAAAGCATAGGTCTCCCAAGGGTGATAGCCCAGCCTTTAACCCTACCGCAGGTTACGACTAGAGATATCTACCAACCCATTTGGCCTAAGATTCCTGACCAAACTAGTTTCCCCATAAGGCAGCGATTTATCGTCACAGAGTTTGTCTCACCACTTGCCTCTGAGCTTGTGTAGTACCTCGCTGACAGTCTACGCGGCGTGCTTCGGGGTGTACGAAAGCCGGTGTTATATGTTGGTAGCAGCCCATTCAAGCCCACTTCTATCGCGACCAGTGCGGTCATTGCAGCGGAAAGTAAAAAGCCCTAAAGGCTAGACTCTCAGCGCGGCGGCACTCCCACAAGGGGTTAAAGAATCTAGGCTCTAGGGCTCAGAAATTGTCAAGGCCGCCGCAATGACAGGGGAATTGTAAAGCAGAATATCTGGCGGATGCAAGTATTTCTACCGCCCGTTTTACCGCCCGTGAAAAACCGTGAAAGACCGTGAGAAACCGTGAAAAGAAATGTTATCAAAGTATCACTCCAATTTCGGAGGGATAAAAAAAAGGGAGACCTTTGCGGCCTCCCGAAGATTCATGGGGAAAGTTCATGAATCGTTGCAGTATTGGTTCCGGTTACGATTATCCGGAGCGTATGTCGATGCTACATTGGCCTACGCCGACTTATTTAGGTACTCGCTGCGTCTGCGGGTTGCATCCATCTCAACCTTGACTAGTATCGGGATGATTATTCACAGCATCCGCTCTTCCCAACAGGAACAATATTAACAAATAACTGGCGGTCTTCCAACAGATATTCTAAATTTGTTTATTGCATTTATCGCTTCTTCTTCAGATGCATGCATTCCTAAATAAATGTTTTTATAGTTAACGGTAACTTCTGCTTTCCATTTATTATAAATCTTGTATACCCCCGGACATTTCTTGCCAACGCTAGACCGCTGTCTATTCTTTACATTCTCTGACGAAGAAATAATTCGTAAATTTTGTTTCCTGTTATCTAATCCATTTCCGTTTATGTGATCAACAACCAATTTAGAATCAGAAACATTTAATATAAGTCTATGCATGCGTGTATTTTTTCCAGTCTTTGCATACAAAGCGCCCTTTGATTTAACTGAATACCATGAATATTTAGACAACATTTCATAGACATCCTCATCAACAATAACAACTTCTCCATGCTTCAAAATAATTTTTTTGGTTTCCATGTTGTATCTCCGTTTCCCAACAGGAACAGAATATCACAGCTCTCTTAAAACCTGCAAGGCAGATTCAACACTGTTCACAATCACGCACGTACCGCCAGTCCACTCACGATGAAACTTCTCCTCGGCAGGCGTTAGCTTTTGTTTGCTCGGAACTTTCTCACCGTCCTTTACTTCCATCAGCACTGTGTGTTTGTTGTACCCTACAAGCAGATCAGGGATGCCATCGCCTTGCGTAATGATCCGAACTGTCGCTCCGAGAGCGCGTAATGCAAGCACGATCTCTCCTTGATTGTCATCGACCCGCCTTGCAAACTTACTCATTCTTTCTCCTAATGCAACAGTTGGTTCCTGTGCGAATATAATAGTTGACGTATACTACATGTAGATATATCATACATGGATGGAGGAACATTATATGACTAGAGATGATGTTATTAGGATGGCGAAAGAAGCGGGTGTCCATGACTCATGGGATTTAAATTGGTGGGATCCGTACTATGAACGATTTGCAAAACTAGTCGCAGCAGCAGAGCGTGAAGCGTGTGCGAAGGTGTGTGATGGTTGGCCTGATTACAATGTTCAGGGATTAGCTGAAGCTATTAGAGCAAGGGGGAATCATGGCTGACCAAGTACTAGACCCAGAACGCGCAATGTTTCGTGATGCAGAGAAGAAGAAGCTAATTGCCACACGCACATCCGAAGTTGTAAGAGAAACCTTTATTAAAGAATATAAGAAAGATTTTAAGAAAGAGCCAGACCTAACTGACCCGATGATCAATATGTTCTTTAACTGTTGGCTCGCAGCACAGGGTGATCGTAAGTGGTTGACACCTGAAGAAATGGAAGATGCAAAGAAGAAACAAATACTAAACCAGAAACGTAGGCAAACAATGATGGCAAATGGAATTAAACGAAGGGGGACTAAATGAAAGCATTTCCAACACACAAAGAAGAAGGTATGGACTTACGTGATTACTTTGCAGCAAAGTCTATACAGCCTGCATTTGATATGCTTAAAAGTGATTTGGATTCAACTATACCTGAAGGTTATGAATGGGGGGATGCAGAAGACTTTGAAGAGGTAGCGAAGAGAGCTTACCAAATGGCCGATGCAATGATGAAGGAGAGAACAATTGAGCGAAACTAAAGATATTCAAAGAGTATTTGTTTGGGATGAAGTTAACTGCAATTTTATTGAAACCATTCCTGGCGAACGACGAGATGGTATTTGCGTAACTTTTGATGGTGTAACAGGAAAGATTAAATCTGTGGAAAGTTTATATGAAACTAACTAATAACTTTAATTTGCCAGAGACATTTATCAATGTAATCAAACGCCCTCAATACTCACGAGGTAAGGCGCAGATCAGTGTGACAGAGATGCTGAACTCACCACGTATTGTGCAGCTACGTCAGAAACATATGGATGATATCGAGACTGATGCAGCAGACATGGTGTGGAGTCTATTCGGTTCAGCAGTCCATAACATTCTTGAGCATGGCAAAGGTGAGAACCAAATCGTAGAAGAACGCCTGCACATAGACTTCAACGGTTGGCATATCTCTGGCGCAATTGACCTGCAAGAAATAACACCGAATGGTATCGGCATACGTGACTATAAAGTTACTGGCGCATGGGCAGTACAACAGAACAAAACAGAGTGGATCGAGCAGCTAAACATCTACGCATGGTTAGTAGAGAAGGTTAAGTTTATTAAAGTAACTGACATAAAGATTATCGGTATCGTGCGTGACTGGTCTCGTCGTGATGCAGCTACCAAAGAAGGATACCCACAGGCGCCTATCGTTACCTTGGATATCCCACTGTGGGACATGGAAACACGCGAAGCATTTATAGCAGAGCGTTTAAATAAACATAACGAAGCTGTCTTTGCTATGGGTGTGGGTGATAACGTAGCGGAATGTACGTCAGAAGAAATGTGGGAGAAGCCTACTGTTTATGCCGTCCGTAAGATCGGTGGTGTGCGCGCTAAAACTTTGTTCAGTGATAAGGCTAAAGCAGAGGCAGAGTTAGTTACCTTAAATGCAAAGAAGGCTGACTATGAAATTGAAGTTAGAGAAGGTGGTAGGACAAGATGCGAGGGCTTTTGCCAAGTCGCTCAATTCTGTGATCAATATAAACAATACTTGGCGAACAAGGGGAAATAAATGAAAGCTATATACGCAGCACTAGTCAAAGCACAGAAGGGTTTCGGCCCCGCTTTGAAGTCTAGTACTAACCCACATTTCCGTAGCAAGTATGCGGATCTGTCAGCCTGTATCGAGGCAGTTGTAGATTCTCTGAATGAGAATGGAATCATGCTGATGCAAAAGACGCATGAGGTAGAGAACGGCGTGATGATTGAAACCGTTTTTTTACACGAATCTGGCGAAGAAATGTCAGCAGGTAAACTGTTCATGCCTGCCACTAAGTTTGACGCCCAAGGCTTCGGTAGTGCTTTGAGTTACGCTCGGAGGTACTCGATTATGGCTGCCTGTGGCATCGCTCCAGAGGACGACGACGCTAACAGTGCGGTTAAATCTGCACCACCGCCATTACCTAAACCAACGCCCAAGCCTGTACCAGTTGCGCCTGCAGTTGAGTCATTAAAACCAAGAACTATTGCTGATGAGGCAGCCAGTATTCCCAATAAAATGATGGGCTCGGCTGACCAATGGCAGCTAAAGATAAGCATTGATCCTGAATCTGATATCAAAGAATGGATAGAGATAGTCAGAGACTCTTCTGTGTTTATGTTGGACATGGCGCAAAACAAGAATGACACTATGAATATATTCAGAACCAACGCGAATATATATAACAAGTTGAAAGCAGTTAATTTAGAAGCATATGAATCCCTGATGGGGCAGTTTAAAATTTATAAGGAGAAGTTAGATGAGTGAATACAAAAAACAAAAGTTCCCGAACAGCGGGATTCTTTCCAAAACTAAGTCGCGCCTGCACCCTAAGTCGCCAGACATGGCAGGTGATATAACCATCGAAAGATCTTTGATCCGTCAGTTAATGGATGAGCAGGACGGCGATGACGTAAAGATTAAACTGTCAGGCTGGACTAGATCAGGTGAGTACGGAGACTTTATTTCTCTTGCTGTAAATACTTACAAGCCACCTGTAGATGCTGCGGCGCAACAACCGCATCTGTCAGAATTGACAGATAAGCCGCCTGTGGATAACTCTGATGTCCCTTTCTAAAATGGAAACGTCAGCATTCGAAGCCGTCAAGGTAGCGATGAAACAGGATAAGAGCGGCTATGTTCTTACCCTGTGCATTCACCCTGACGAAGTGCCAGAGGAAATCCTACGTGACTTTGTGGGCGCTCGTTATCAGGTGGTAGTGGTACGCCTGACAGAAGATGAGCAGCCCATGAATCGTGAGCAGGAACTCGGCAGAGACTCTGTAAGAACAGCAGGTATGTTGTGCAGAGATAAGGAGTTCTGGCGCTTCTTAAAGGAGGCAGGCCAGATCTTTGAGGCAGACGAGGAATCATCTATCGAGTGGCTCAAGTATGAACTGGGAGTACCTTCCCGCAGTGAAATACCTAAGAGCCAGATCGCAGTTAATAAACTAATCGGAATCAAACAGGAGTTTACTTTATGGAAACAGGCAAACGCTTAATCCCGTACTCGGTACACTTATCGGAAGATGTGTACCTTGCCTTGAAGTCGCATGCGCAGGATCGCAAAGCTTCGTCGATGGTACGTGATGCCATCACTATGCTATTGGAAGGTGGCAAGCCATTTGATAGTGGGTACAACCAAGCTGTTCGTGATGTAGTGCGGCTAGTAGGTAAGCATGATCAAGCTAACGCTATTAGTTGGCACGAAGTAACCATAGCAGATGACTTGATTGAAGAAATCAAAGGACTGCAAAAGTAATAGGAGGTCGAGTGATGCTTAGAGACGGTAAGTTTATTAAAGAAGATCCGCCTAAGATCGGTTGCAACTACATCCCGCCGTTCGAGCGGGAGTACAGCGACGAAGAACAAGCTATGCAGGAAATTAATCTTGGTAGCAAACCACGAATGGATTTTAAAGAATCCGATGTTATTTTTAGGATACTCATGATTTATTCTGCTCTTGCATTGTTATATGCACTCTTTAAGAAATGACGAAAGAACTGGTGAAGTTAGCCAAGAAAGCTGCGAAGGAACAAGACCTTGTATATGCCCCCGATATGGAAGCAATGATCTGGATGCAGCGCTTCTCAGAAATGATAACCATAACTGAACGAGAGCGGTGCGCTAGGTTGGCAGAGGAGTGGGAGCTGCCTGAACTAGCTGCCGCCATAAGGGAGAAGAACACATGAACCCATACCTACAAGACATACTGCACAACATAACCACAAGGTTAGCGAAGTTAGAAGAGGCACCACCATCGTTATTAGATTCTGTACATTGTCAGTGTGGCGCATCGTGGAAATATAAAGATGGTGAGCTGGACTACAAACCATCAACAAAAAAGAAAGAATGGGTAGGGCTGACGGATAAGGAAGTTGTAATGCTTGCCTACCAATCCCAAGAAAATGAATGCACTGCAATTAGATTGGCAGAAGCAAAGCTAAAGGAGAAGAACAGTGAGTGATAAAAGATTCTGCACCGCCTGCCAGTGCGACAAGCCTGTAGAAGGTGGTTACTTAAAGACCGGAAAGATAGTGCGCTGGATTTGTAAGTCCTGTCATACTCGCATGTCCGAAAGCCCATACGCCCGAAAGAAAACTAATGAGATGCGTCACTTGCGATTCACCCACCAACATTATTGATAGCCGTAAGTACCATGATCCAACTAGTGACTTTGATTTTGTTAATAGAAAGAGACTATGCAAATCCTGTGGGCATAAGTTTGTAACTATCGAAGTCACTGAAGATACGTGGATTAATATTCTTAATCAATCTGTGGAAGTTAATAGTAATGAACAATAACCTAACCGCAAAGCAGCGTGAACATATAGGTAGAGTTAAGGCTTTACCTTGTTCTGTATGTGATAAGCCAGGACCAAGTGCGGCTCACCACGTTAAGCAGCATCAGCAGTACACAGTGGTGGCTTTATGTTACGACTGTCACCAAGGCTCATTGCTTGGTTGGCATGGGCAGAAACGTGCGTGGGCAGTGCGAAAGATGGATGAACTAGATGCGCTCAATATCACTACCGAGCGCCTCATAGATTCACTGCTTAGTTGACTTACGTACTGACTCTAACTGTTCAGCAATCGTACCAATCAGAACCTTCAGACGGTCTATCTCTTCTTTCTTTTGATCGCCACCCATGGTTTCATCATTCCTGATAGCAGTGATAGCCTGTCTAATCTTAGCCATATCCTTGGCACCACGATCATAGAATTTCTGTAGACCAATCAGATCGCCTTTCTCTTCCAAGATTTTGGCAACCATCTCCTGATCACCTAACTCTGCATAGTGGCGCATGTCAGCGTAGGCTTGGGATATCTGCTTGTTGTTCTCGTAGAACGCAGTGACGTACTTGCTCTGTGTCGCAGGCAGACTCTTGATGAATCCCATCGACATAGTCTCAGTCCAGTTGTGATCTGGATACGCGCCTTTAGCAAACGGCATGACAGCATAGTGAGAAGTTGCAGACACCGTACCACCGAGCCAACCGAAGTAAGACTTGATTGCATAGTCAACTTGTACAGGTGACATCTCCATAGACTTTGGAGCCACGAATCTTTGTACTGCGCTCAATGCCAAAGCCAACGGGCTAGTAGTATCCGATGCACGCTCAGCCTTAGATAGACGCTCCATACCTGCTGTCTCGATAGGCGCACCAGTGAACGAGTCCTTGTTCGCATACAGATCAATCATAGGCTTGATCAACTGTGGCGTAGGATTCATAGCAAACGTATCAGACAACATACGCTTGATACTTTCTTCAAACTGCTTACCCTCTGCGCCTTGATCAATCATCTGCTCAAGCAAACGCTCAGCCATAGTACCGAACGCACCGATCTCAAATGGTTTAGGTACGCGAACCGCGCTATCCATTCCTGGCAAACGGAACCACCAGAAGTTATCGCGATCCCATTCTTCACGCTTCTTAAACTCTTCGTCATCCTTGAATGCTAGGTACAACATCATCGATGCCATCATCACAGCGCCAGTAACGATACTGAACTGCTGAGCTTTCATCTTATCGTCAGCGTCATTAGGCTTTCCTGTTGCGCTGTTATAGATTACTCGGCTAGTAGGAATGATGCCGTCTCTTCCTAACTTGTACAGACCTTGCAGACGAGCGTTCAAGAATGGCACAACCTGTGTAACCATACGCAACGCAGGGAACGAACCTTGCATCGAGAAGTCCATCAGATCACGAGCATGGAATGATGCCTCTAGGTGGCTCATACCCTTGTCTCTCATCTGCTTGTAAAGCGCCATACGGTTAGCGGATTCAGACTTGTTACCTAAGTCAGTATATGCAGACCACGCTTTCATTAAGCCAGCTTTGATCTTGTTATCCGAATCAAGTATAGACTCCTTCGCTACACCCATCTTGATCAACTGTTTAACCATGCGGCTTTGATCACCCTCATACGCAGAGCCAAAATTAAAGATAGCTCCACCAGCTAGTGCAGATATATGTGCAGGGTTGTTGCGATCAGAGTTAGCCCAACCTTCAACGATGTTCGCCCAAGGTGTGAGCTTCAATCCTGATACAGCCATAGCTTGGATCGAGTCGCGGAATAAGTTACGAACCTTAAAGCCTGGGGATATCGTTACGCCAAACTGAAGTATGTTCTTAAAGTCACGAGCTACATCTAAGAATTTAGACTTCGGACCCATGTAACCAATCGATGCAACTGAATCTAACAGCAGATCATCTAATACTTTGTAGTACGTAGGCTGACCATCAATCATTACCTTGATGATTCCTGTGCCTTCTGATGTTGTGTACTCAGGTCTCAAGCTACCATCGCCTACTATCGTTCCTGTCTTTGCGGAATAAACTTTATTGTTCTTCCACTCAAGACCAACCTTCAGATTAGGACGAGCGCCTTCTACTTCTGATGCAGCTTCAAGCGTAACAGCAGCAGCCTTGTTCTTCATTGATGCAGATAGGATGTGACTCCAGTTACGCAGAGTGTTCTCCATCAGATCACCGAATGGCTTCTCACCACCCTCTAATGCTCTAGAGAAGTACTGGCTACCCAGACCAGATGCTGTTGCCGCACCTTGCAGGTCGCCATCTTCCATCATCTTATAGAACGGGATGTAATTAATGTCGGACGCAAAGATGTCATAGGCTTCCTTATTGATCAAGCCTTGCTCAAGTGCAACATTCAGAACAGACTTATTTAGCTTGTTCATTTCACGCTGCACTTCTCTGTACACATCAATCTTTGGTCTGCCGTTAATCATTCCTTTAGCAAACTTATCACGCTCCGCTACTAACTCAGCATCAATTGATGGTGCTTTGATTCTGTTTTTGAATCCGGCAATCTCTTTGCGCTTTGCGGATATATCTTTATCAATGTCGTTCTTGTATTTATCCAACTGTCTACGCAAGGAGCTAAGTGCATCACGCTTCTTCGCTGCTGACAAATCTTTATTATCCAAGATGTTTTTAGTTTCTTTGTCAAATGCTTTGCCTGCATTACCTTTCATGGTACGCATACGAGCAATGTCTGCTTCTGCTTGATCGATGTCTTGCTGAGCACCCTGAGACTTCTTGGTGATATCTGCTTCACGATTCAGAGCAACCCACATCTGATAACGATCAACGTCCTTACCTAGTGGCGCCATGATCTCTAGCAAGCCTTTAGTACCTGACTTGATATCGAGCGCACCACCGTTTAGGAATACTTGACCATGAAACAACATGCCTTCCAATGCACCGTCAATAGTCTTGGACATACGGGCAAGCATGTAGCCTTCTTTGGTGTAGTCCTTGATCGTTCTGTATTGATCAACGATACCCTGCGCCATCTTCTGCCAGAACTTATCTTGCAGACCATCTATCTTGGTAACGATAGTTTCGTTCTCAGGTGTAAACGTCTTGCGTGCTTTAGCTTGTAGGTGTGGAGGCAAGTCATCCAATAAGCCTTCATCCATGCGGCGCTTCTGACCTGCTTTGTGTGCTGCTTCTCTTGCTCTTGCCGCAGCTTCCAATGCTTTGTCTTTGATGCTGTATAAACGCTTTTGGCCAGTAGCTTCTTCTTTTACATAAAGATCATCAATGTTCTCGTTATATAAACCACTTAACTCTGATAGCTTCTGAATGATAACGTTAGGCTTTCCAACCTCTTCAGCCTTCTTGTAAAGTTTACCAAACAACCTTGTTACAGTTGCTTTATCACTAGCTTTGGCCAAGTAAGGATCATCATAGACAAAAGGTTTTTTGCCTGCCTCAACATATTTTTTATAAATCTCAACCATCTCAGGCGTAACGCCAAGCTCAGCAAGCTCTGGAACAACTTGTCTTGCTTCTGTTTTCTTACTATATAAAGCCTTACCACCTTCCATGTTTACGTAGTTGCCACCACGCACTACGGAGCGACGAGCATTAGCAATCAAAGCTAACACCTGTGCATCAGATATAGACTTCATTGGAACGCCTATGCGCGCAAGGAACTGGCGAATAGCATTCATTACCTTCTGCAAAGCGTTTAGTTTGTTTTTGTTTTCTGGAACTCTGGTGTCATAGACTTCCTGCGCCATCTCAGACAAGACTTCTTCAACGGCAGTTACCTTGTCCATGCCTTCTTCGATGTACAAATCTGCACGAGCTCTAACATCTTTGTTGCCTTCGTAGATGTTATTCATCATTGGCTTGAAGTTAGCGCCCAATGCCACACGCAAACCAAAGTGACCAAACGATTCGTGCGCTAGTGTGATAGCAGCCTGTGCATCGTTAGGAATGTTGTCAGCTACCAGCCAGACCTTCTTGGTATCAGGATCATATACACCACGCGGATTAACCTTATCGCGTGCTATGTCTGCTTGAATCTCTTCAGGCAATTCAGATATCTTCTGTACTACCTCGATATCAGGTGCGTTCTCCCATGTAGATTTGATGCGATCAACCGCAACATCTACATCAGCCTTAGACATACCCTTCTCACCACGCTTGGCTTCCATGTATAAGCCACGACGGGTTTCTTGATCTTCCTCTTTACGAGCAGCCATCTGTGTCGCTGTCTTGGCAGCAGACGGGGTTCCTGGCACAGTCTTAGTAACTGTCTTGGTAACTTCAGGCGTGGCTTGACGAGATAGATCACCGGCAGTCACAGCCTTACCACGCAAGAAGTCCATTGTGGTATCTGGATTATCAGGAACAATAAACAGCTTAGCGCCATCCATCTGACCTTCATAATTGTCGATCAGATATTTGTAGGTGTCTTTGTCTACATTGATACAGCCAAACGAGTAGCGAGAATCTTCAGCGCCTTCTTTACCTAATGCTGCCAATCTACGTTGGGCATCTGCCATTTTGGTGTAAACAGAGTGGAACAACGTAACTGAATACGAACCATCAGGTGCGGCCTTGTCTAGTACAAATACTTTGTTAAAGTCATATCCGCCAGCAGTTGCCGCCTCATCTCCACCAGTCTCTGTAACTCCACGCTTAGCATCACGCAGACCCATAGCGTATAAGCCAGCCGGTGTTATACGGTTAGCTTTTATTTTCTCTGGATCGCCTTTGTAGTAGTCGCCCATCTGAGCGCCAAGCAATACCTTTTTATCTAAGACAGGTTGACCCTTAGAATCAAACACAAAGATACGTGCATTAGGTTTGTCTGTGATGATGAATAACTTGTTGTTCTTCCGCAAGTCAGCACCGAACGCAGGCATGATATTGGCATATGCTTGTTGCGCTCCTGGCGACATCTTGTTTTTAACAGCATCAGGAACCTTGGCTAACACTTGTTCTACTGTAGTTACGTTTTGTGGCAACGCTACTTGGTACGATGGTCCCATGAAGCTAGGGTTCAGGATAATCGTAGTAGCCAACAGTGCAGCATGTAACTTACGAATGATGTCTCTAATAACATCAGATACAGCCTGTGCGCCCTTAGTTGCAAACTTATAGATGTCTTCACGAAGCTTTGCCAAGAACGCAGGGCTACCAACTTCCTCGTTATAGTGATCAGCTAATACCTGTTGTTCAGGCGCAGACAGCATCAACACCTGTGGCTTGATAGTTTCTTCATCAATGACACGCATCTGACCTTCAATGATGTCAGTCGTCTCTGTAGTAAGCGCAGTGCTAGGCTTGCGTTTCTCTGGCGCAGGAGCTTCTTCCGGTTTTGCTTCTACTACTGCGGGTACGCCAAAATCTTGAGCAGCAGCTTGTGCTTGTGGCGCAGGGGCAGCGGTAGGCGGTACAGGAAACGGTACATTAGGAGTTTGTTGCCCAGTAGGTAGTACAGCAGGCAGCCCACTAGGCTGACCAGCATCAGGCATAGCAGTAGTAGGTTGATTTGTCGCTCCTTGTGGATACTCAGGGAATGATGGTCTTTCTGGAAACGGCACAAACCTACGATTCTTGATTGGAGGTGGAGGTATTTCTCCTTTGTCCGGATAGTACTCGTCCTCGTCATACTCAGATTCGCCATCTCTACTTACGTGATAATCAATCTCCTCACCAAGCGAGTTGATGTCTCTATCTAAGTTATCTATCGCCTCATCAGTATCGTAACTAGCGTAGTTCTTAGTTGAAATTTTATTTTGTATGTACTGTACTGCTTCGTTGATCCTGTTTAAATCATCGCCCATATTGGAGCGCAACTCAGGAGGTAAGAAGTCATCTAACGTATCTTCAGAAACTAAATCACGCAGATTCTTTCCAGTATCACCAGAAGCCCTTAATGCAAAGTATTGGTTTTGTTTTCCAGCCAATGCCTTGATCTCTGATCCAGATAGTTTGTAATCAGGGCTAGATAAAATATTCCAAAGACTATCAGGACCTTTCTTAGCCTTACTGCTTTCAAGCATTGCACGCTGGGCTTCTAGCTCTTGAATCTCATTCAATGCAGGAGTGATAGCATCTAAAGTTTTTGGAGTTAAGTCTTTGTAAGCATTCTCTCTATCTGTTTGTTGCATAAACAGATTCATAGTGTCTTTTGCTTGATCACTATCTACGTCATTGCTTAAAAAGTATTCGCGTAGCTGATTGGCTTTTACAATCCTGTTGTAGTCAAAACCACTAATGTCTCCAGCTTGCAGTGCTTTCCAAGCATCTTTAGGATCAATCCTTGCCATGCGACCTACATGGACACGATTCTCCATATCTTTGAACTCGGTTAACTCTGCAATACGAGCATCACGTTCTTTGGTTTTTTTCTGCTTCTTAAGTAACTCAATCTCTTGTACCGCTGTAGCATAGGTGTAGCCTGCATCAGTAGGTAGTGCAGGTTTAGAAGGAGTCTTTGGCTCTTCTGACTTTGGCTGTGAACCTATGCGCGCATTAACTTGGTCAATAATTTTTAGAAGTTCTGGGCGCTTCGGTGCATTAACTTCTTCTTCTCTTTTATTGCGCAGGTATGCATCTAGTTCTGACTTAGTCATTGCCACCGTACCATCAGGCAACGGCGTAGGTTTGAAGTCATACTCTAAACGTAATGCTTCACTACCATCAGGAGCTAAAGCATTGCCACGCTCGTAAGGTTGTGCTTCGTATTTCTTTCTGAACTGCTCGTCCTCATACTGGTCAAGCTCACTACGTGTCATCGCAACTCTACCGTCTGGCAGAGGAGTAGGCTTGAAGTCGTACTCTAGTAATAATGGTTCGCTTGGTTTTTCTGGTAACTTTTCTTGTGGTTGGCGACCACCCAGTAGCGTAACAGGACCAGCGCCTAATGCACCCAAGATACCTTCTTGAGTAGCAGCGCCTGCCACACCTTGGAATGTAGGAGTATCTATGCCTGCACGTTGTAATGCTATGTTCTGTGCTACTTGTTCTTGACCGCCTTGTATCGCTTCAGTGCCTGCTTCAGCACCAACCGCTACAGCTTTACGCGCAGCACCTTTAACAGTAGGAGACAATAATTCTTCAGCACCCAACTTACCTGCGCCATAACCAATGCCAGCACCAAGAAGAATCTGGTCAGCATTCGGTCCAAGATATGACTGAGCTTGCTCTGCTTGTTTAGCAGCAGATGCTTCGTCCAAGCCATTCTTCATTAACTCTTGTTTTACGCCTTCATAGATAGCGCCTTTAACTGCACCAGTACCTTGAACAATACCTAATGCTGTGTTGACCGCGCCACGAGAGATTTGTAATGCACGAGCTTGACCTGCGCCAGGAATAAATAGCGTAGCTAAGTTAGGTATAAGGGAACCGATAGCCTGTGCAGCACCTTGCAATGGAGCAGCCTTGATGCCTTGGAATGCAGCACCAATCTCACCCATCGTATCGCCACTCTTAGCGGCCTGTTCTTGTAGGTTCTGGTAGTACTGCATTTCTTTCTGGCGTTCAGGCGTGTACATACCCTGAAGGCTAGTAGATGCCTCACCCAACGCTCTACTTGCAGCATTGTCTGCACCAAATACATCGGAAATAGACTTAGCTGCACCCACCACACCAGATGCACCAGCTACACCAACGTCACGCAATGTTGTAGGCGCTGTCGGAGCTTTCTCCTCAACAGCAGACATACCCATCACTCCAAACTTTTGCCTAATCGCATCTTGCGTTGCAGCATTTGCGTTAGCAAAGTTAGCGTCTAACGCAGAGTACTTATTAAAGATAGCTTGTTTGGTAGCTTCATTGGCATTGATATAGTTTGGATCTTTAAGTATCTCTAGAAGCGATGGCATTTTTGCCTCATCTCAATAATGGGTTGCTTGTATCTACTGCACCACCAGGTCTTGTTGTACCCATTGGTACAGGGCTATTCTGTCTAAGCATTAATGCTCTTGCTTTGTCAGCTAATTGCTGTTCATTCAAGCCAGCATTGGTAGGCATAGTCGCAACAGTCTTAAGGGCTTCCTCAAACGAAAGAGTGTTTTGTGGTTTGCCTGCACCCATTACTAATGCGCGAGTCTCCAACCATCTAGCAGCAGCGGCTGGGTCTTTTGCATACAAATCATTATATGTTGCTTGAGCGCGCTCAACTTCTGACGGTCTAAACATAGCGCCAATCTGTGCCATGTGCGCTCTGTAAGAAAGGTCTTGTCCACGAGCTGTAATATCTTGACCGCGTGTTTGAGAAGCAATAGTCGCCATAGTTTCTTCGCGTTTATTCCTAGCATCAACTGCTTTGTTCTCAAGCTCGTTAGTTTTATCTTCAATTCTTTGAACACGATCTTGAGCAGACTTCGATCTAGTGCGGTTGTAATCATTCTGTGCAAGTAAAAGATCACGCTGCTTGTCTTCTAACTTCTCTTCGTAATCACGAATCTTCTCGTTAGATGCAACCAATCCAGAAAGTGCTTTCTGACCTGACTCACCCAACGCAGCAAACTCACGACCTCTAGACGCACCCATCAATCCAAGACCAGTCTGCATGATAGCCATACCAATAGCTTCTTGTTTGCGCTCATTAACTTTGCCCTTCTTGCCTTCGTACTCACCGCGTAACTTCTCAAAGATACCAGTGTCAACACCAGCAGCTTTGTCAGCCTCTTCTTGACGGCCAAGTGCTTGCTGAATAGTTTCCTTCGCAGGCATCTTTTGCTCTTCAATTGCAGCCATCTTGACGTTTCCAATAGGAGGTAACGCTGGTACAGCAGGCATTCTAGGCGCACCAATTCTAGGTTGAGATGGCGGCGCATTAGTAGCGGCAGCTACAGCAGCAGGATCAGCAACAGGAGCAGGGAATGTAGTAGGCGAAGATATATTCGATACATTGCGAGCATTCAACGCAGCAACGCCTGTTGGTTGATTAGGTGGCGCGAAGCTTTGTGTATTAGCAGCAGTTGCTTTAGCCGCTACAAATTCACGAGTCTGAAGCATCCTATCCCGTGCAGGCCCTGGCGGAGTTTTGGCAATTTGTGCATCTAAGTTTTGCAATTCATCCATTGCATCGGCGCCTGAACTTTGACGACGCTCAAACATACCAAGCAACGAACCTGATGGGAATCTGAATCCACCAGAATCCGTTACCTTGGCGTTATCGTACATAACTTGACTACCATCTTCTGGATTGCCGTTATATCTAGGTATGCCGCCATCAGCAAACGCAACTATCCCACCGCCTGCATAGTCCTGTTCTTTATATGGAATAGATGTCAGACCACCTGTTGCTGCCATTTGTTCAGGCATAACTGGAGCTGGTGCTTCTGCCATACCCATCTGTGGGGGCTCGGATACCGGAGTAATCTGTTGTGGCTGAACGCCCATCACATCTTGAGCTACCGTAGTAGTAGGCGGCTTAGCATCTTCTTTAGCAATACGATCACGCATCATTGCTGCTAGTACAGCCTTCTGCGTATCAATCAAACCCATCTGCGCCATGTGCGCTAGTTGTGGCTTGCTATATTTAAGAGCAAGCGACTTAATCTCTTGTGCGTCACGGATCATTATGCGTCCTTCACCATGTTGTGTAGAGCTAAATGTTCTAATCCATCAGGAACTTTACCGCCCTTCTTACCTAGTAAACCAGCCTTGCTTGCACCCAATGCAGCCAATCCTAATCCTGCTACTTGACCCATACCTGATGGAGCTGCTGCTGTGTACTGCTGTTGTGTCTGTTGACCTAATGGCGCACCACGCAACATGTCTGACATAAACGCCAACTGTTGTTGTGGGTATGCCTTCTGCGTCATAAAGTCTTGATACTTCTGCTGCAATTGAGCTTGTTGCAATGCTTGTTGTTGCGCACCCGCAGTAGCTTGAGCATTGATGATATCTTTCTGCTGACCAAACTGTGTCTGACCTAACTGACCAAGAGTACCTGCTGTCTGCGCTGCACCCTGCGCGCCCTGTAGTCCAAGTGTTGCACCAAACTGTTGTGCTTGACGAGCCTGATCATAAGCAGTCTGCATACCTCTGCCATATATATCGCCAAGCTGAGTTTGTAAATTACGTTGACGCTCTGCTTCTACGATAGCTGAACGCGAACCACCGAACGCACCTTGTTGCACAGCTCTAGCTTGATCCATCTGACCTTGTATGGCAGACTGACGAGCAACTTCACGCATTTGTGGTGCTAACGCATTCTCCATATACGGAGACATATACGCACCCATCGCATAAGGATTGGTTGCTTGCATTGCGTACTGCTGACCTGCACCAAGCTGACCAAGTCCGGCAATACCTGCCATCTGCGTACCTATTCCTAATTGTTGTGAAGGACCAAGATTGGCAGCTGCTTGTTGCGCTTGTTGTTGCATAGGCGTAAACCCAGCAATACGTTCACCACCGTAAGCTTGATAAGGGGCTTCACTAAAAGCCTCTGCTTTACCAAGCATTCTTTCTACATATGGTTGTGCGTACTCAGGTATGGAAGTCTGAGTTACGGTTTGACTTGATGGTGGTGGAGGAGCTGATGAGCCGCACATAATTTACCTCAAAATGTATATATCATTTGCGTTGCTGCTTCTTTGAAACCCATTCGGCCCCATAGTTTAGCTACACGCAGGTCTGTCATAGCGGAGACTATTACTCGTTTCACTCCGCGCTCTTTCAATTCTTCAAGAATAACTTTTACTAGCTTCTTACCTACACCATTACGGTGGTCTTTCAATACAAAGATAGTGTCTTCTTGCGCTATCAAGTCACCGTTGTGCATGTCATTGGTTAAGTAGACATTACTGTATCCAACAGGCTGACCATCTAGCCTAATTAAAAATGTTAGCAGCCAACCACTCTCTCCTGACTCTATATACTTATCCAGCCTTGGGTTATAGGGAGGATACTGTATTCCATCTTTTGCCAATCGCTCGCACATCTCAAAATAGTGCTGACGATATAACGGCTCCAGTTCGTCGTATGTTTCCTTAAACTTACCTAAGTGGAATGTATAGCTCATGCTGGCAATAGTTTGTCTGCTTTCGTATTAACTGCAACCTTGTCCTTACCTACCGTTTTACGACGGGCTTTCTGAACACGATCCATCATTGCGTAGAGCTTTCTTGCTCCCGCCTCCGTGCTTCCGTTACCGATTTCCGATACGATTCTAGCGGGTACCACAAACTCTCCGTCAGCCAAGCGAGCAGGCTGGCGATCACCAATAGAAGCAGGAATAGAATCAGATACGCCATCGCCGGGTCCTCTCAGTAAACGACCACCATCGGAGTAACTACCTAAACTGTAACCACCATTTGCTGTACCACCTTCAGCATACCCTTGCGCCTGCAAGTTAGAACCCTTCATTGCTAACTGTTGCTCCATCATTGGATAGAAAGCTTCAAGTCCTAACTGCTGATTTACATTTTGTTGTGGTTGCAACTGTATGTTAGGAACCATAGATGTATCTGATGATGCAATTCCTGTTGGTATGTATGGTGTGACTGTACCGCCAGATGTAGATCCTACAGTTGGCTCATTAGATGCTGGTCTATTTAACAATTGGTTCATCGGAGTTTTTGTCAGCAAAGACATTATCCCTACCGTTGTGCCTAAAAATGGATTAACACCTTTTCCATATAATCTTTCAAAGTCATTGCCTGAAGATGGTGCAGAATTCATTGTGTACTTCATAGTCGCAGGATCGTATGAGTATTTAGCATTTGAACTTGGTGCGCTTGCACTTGCAGTTGCAGTACCACCACCAGCCATACGCATTTCACCACTATACGTATTTACACCAGTATCACCAGATGGACTAATCACATTAGTCGGTACAGGGCGTGCAATCATAGGGTTAGCATACATAGGCGTTTGCAAATTAGCCATAGGATAACCAGTATTAGCGCCCATAGCATTAGCTGCTGACATCTCTTCTACCTGACCACCTACTGCCAACGACAACAAGCCACCGTCTTTAACTTTGTATACATCTTGTGCTATGAATCTTGGCTCTACAAAGTATCTACTTTCGGCAGTCGATGTATTTGCATATGCGTTTGGATCTTGCTCTGTTGAGAACTCATAAGGTCGGATATAACCACTACCTTTAGCGGCAGCAGCAGCTCTTGCTTTTTCGGCAGCCTCTTCCTGTTGTGCTTGAAGTGCGCTTATACCAGTTGCGGCCAAACCGTAACCAGTACCTTTTGGTGTTGCGTCCCATACTTCTTTAGCACCTTCCCAACTACCAGTTGCCTTCTTAAACCCTGCGCCAACATTATCGAAAGTGCTTGGCATATTGGAAGTTATACCTGCTTTTTGTTGCGCTGCAATAGACTCGGCAGTTGCTTTATCTAATGCGCTTTGACGAATAGAAGCGCCCTCTATTCCGCTTGGTGCTTGCCCAGTAAACACGCTTTGTGGTGGCGGGGTTACTTTAGGTATAAGGGCTGAAGCATCTACTGCGGGTGGGGCTACTGGAGGAGCCACTAAATTACCCATGCTTCCTGTTGGCGCAAACTGCTGTGTATAACTAGATGCGTTTACTGCTGTGTTCGCAAAAGGTGATGCAGGACTTAATGGTTGTAATGCATTAGTTACTGGATTTACTGGGCCTACTGCGGTTGTTGCTGCAATGTCTGTTGCCGATTTAGTTGCTTGTTCTGCCGCCAACTTACCAGCATCAGTACCCATCCATGTCCCATAACTTGCGCCTGATCCAGTAGTAGGAGCTGCCGCACCAGCGGTAGATAATCCTTGACCCAAGCCAGCTCCACCATAAGCGCCCAAGCCCATCATAAAGCCTTTGCCTAGACTGCCTGTTGCCGCTGTACCCAAAGCACCTACAGCTACTGCTGACTGCATAGCGGTCAATCCTAAACCTGCTGGTCCAAGGAAGAATCCAGCTACCATAGGCAAAAGTGAGGAAAGAATACCTGCTTCAGGAAGACCAGTCTGTGGGTTGATAGTCAGTGAACCACCTTGTGACATAGCTAGAGACTGAAGCCCCTGAACCTCGCCCGGTGTCATATGTACGAGGACCTTGTCATTTCCTCGACCAGCACTCTGTAAATGGTTTGCTAATGTATGGAGGCTCATCGCTACCTCATTCCTAAAAATTTGTCAAAGTTTAACATCTTATACAGCAGACACAAAGGTCATTGTCGCTACTAAAGACGACGTTGATGGTCTAGTTGGACTTGTGCCAACGGGGTAAGCCTGTATGGATATTGCCGTGTTAGTGTTAGACCACCACAATTCAATATAGTCATTGGCGGCTAAGTTAAATAAGAAATTCCACCCATAAATACCATGCCCGTCTGTACCGCCGTGTTTATTAGGTATAGAAATAAATCCTGTCGAACCAATAACATCTGAGCCATTTTTACGTATCCAAATGCTTGCATCGTGTAACTGTGTGTCCGTATTTACAAACTGCCCAGACCATTGGAAGTTATAGATACCAGCATTAGTCACAGTAAATCTAGAAGCCAGACCACCACTTGTCACAATACTAACGCCATTAGCAAAGTCAGTTGTATTAAACGTCATTACCGTAGCAGTATTAGCAAGGGCAGTTTGATCCGTTGTATCTGCAAATGATCCGTATGGTAAATATAACCCAGCACCCGAACCGCCTGCACTTAAAGTTAACAGTGAAACAAAGTTGTCTAGCGTATTAAAGTACTGACGCAGAATGTTATTAAACGTATCTTGGTACTGCCTGTCATATTCAACAGGCGCAAACGGTAGCGCCGGAGCCTTAGTCTGGGTTAATTCACTCGACTCTGTAACAACAATACTAGTCGTCATCTTCTGCCGTCTTTTCTAACATCTAAACGTGGCGTACCTAATTGCCACTGTGTACCCAGCGTATCTGATTCAATCCTAAATGCCAACTGTCTACCACGCACCCTTGTATACACAATCTGCGTAAACTGCTGCACGTTATAAGTTTGAACCGTACCGTAGTTCTGAGCTGATCTTACCAGTGGTGATGGCGCTACGTTATATGGTGCGCCCGGATTCTGTTTAGGACGCATCGTAAAATTCACACGCGGATTCTCAGGTGGCGCAGTATTTGAGCCATCAAATGTGATATCGGGAATCATTCTCCACACAAACCCGTAGTTGTGACCATCATCAATATCAAAGTCGGATGACTGGATATAACAATCAATAGGGCTAGGTGGGTTAGTTTCGCCGTTATCTACAAGCGCTTCGTGGTAAACAATAATATTGTTTGGTGTCGCTGCCTGTGGGAATGGTCGTAATGGGCTGTCTAGCCAAGCAGTACGTTCTAACGAGCCGTAGTACCACACGCGATCTAGGTAATTAAAGATAACGTAACGGTCAATCGTTGTGGAGTTAGCAGAGCAGTAGTACCACCATATCTCACTAAAACCTTCGTTGGTCCCAGCAAAACATTGGAAGAACTGGTCTCTGTTGATGTCGTTATAAATGTATGTACGAACCGCGCATGGCAATGTTTCCACACGACCTGAATACACATAGAACTTATCCACACCCATCCAGTACACAACGCCGTTAGCCGTAGCCATTGCATTTGGAGAGACAACTGAAATATTGTCTGCTAGTAAGGTAAAGCCATAAACATTAGGTGGTCCTAAATACTGCATGGAATAAATAGCAGCATCAGTCCACACCACAATCTCTTGACGAGTTTGTAGCGCACCAATAATTGTTGAGCCGTGAGATAGTCTGTAACTACCTGCCTGATTAATTGCAGATGGTGTCCAATCCGTATAGCTCTCTTGTGCTGTCCATCTAATTAGTAATGGATCAAGTGCTGTTGTTCCATACGCACCATAATCATTACAACCAAAACAGATAACAATACGTGATGTATCAGACACCATGACCTGATTAATAAAAGCAGGCACATCCGTACCAGAAACCAACACACCTCTTGTGCCAAATGCAGGTGTAGCGCCACTGCCTGGCTGCCATAGATATAACGCACTACCACGCGGCGAGAATAGTAAATCCTCACCAAAGTTCTCTTGGCTCCATAGTCTTAACTGCTCACCAAAGCCAGTGGTGTAGCCAGAACCCCAAGTACCACGAGACCAAGGACCAGTACCCCAGCCAGTGCTGACTGTAAAAGCATCAAAGCCTGTTTGTATTTGATATTCAGAGTCTGTAGCAGAGCCACCATTACCTACGTCAGAAGCGTTTGATAATACAGCAGCACCGGGAGAGCCAATAGGGGAAACAACACGAGCTTCAATGGTATAAACCGTACCAGATACAATTCCAGAGATTTGATATTCTTGATTTAAAACAGCAGCAGTAATGTTGCCGCCTAAACTTACGGCATTAGAGAACGTAACAAAGTCTCCAACTTGTAAGCTATTAGCACCTGAATCCGTTACAGTAATCGTAGAAGAAAAAGGTGCCGTAGTAACAGCAGCAAACGTCGTGCTGTTTAAATTGGTTTCACGGATTGGTGTAATATCGTAATACGTGCCGCCGTCTTCTACATAGAACTTTAAGTTAGTGCCAACACCTAGCAAATTAAACTGTTTGAGTGTTATCCAATTCCACATGGAACGGCAAATGCCTAAGAACGTGTTGTAAGACAGTGCTGCCCAACCACCTATCTTCTCAGGATAGCCAGAACGAAATCGAACTTTGTCGCAGTCAAACCAACCACCTTCGTTGGCTAAAGAAGTACCCTCACGATTAACGCCCGGACGAAACTGTAACTTCTGTAATGGCATGTTTGCCTCTTACGCTTTGATGATGAAGTAAATACCGATATAAGGCGGTAAGTTTGCATTTGTTCCGCTTGAACCAGTCGTACTATTCGATACGCTAATACCTGTAGTTATTGAGCTTGTTGCATTTCTTGTATCTCCGGGACTAGAATTCATCGCGGCTAATGGACCAGATGAAAAGTTTCCATTAACTCCACCCATAGTATGGAAATGCCCCGGATCAGTAACCGTCGCAGTATGCGTGTGGCTTACAACAATTGCGTTTGCAGAACCGCCCGTAGACGCAGCGACATAAGTTGTACCAGCACCTATAGGCATACGGTCACGATAATCAGGCAAGTTAAACGTAGTAGTGGTATCGCCTGCACCAAATGTTATGCCCACTACAGCAAACAAACCTGCATATGTAGTACGTGATACCGCTGCACCATTACATAATAAATAGCCAGATGGTGCTGTCGCTGTAGGCCACATAGATAAAGTACCCGTAGGAACCGCTGCACCTGCCGCCGCGCTTACAAAAGCCGTTGTTGCAAGCTGCGTTGTGTTTGTGCCTGCTGCCGCAGTTGGACCAGTTGGAATTCCAGTAAATGCAGTAGTCCCTGTTACAGCAAGATTGCCTGTAATAGTTTCATTTCCACCTATGGTTAAGTTGCCCGATACGTAGTCAAGTTGGTCAACAATGTTTGTACCATCACATCTAATAATTACTGTTCTGCCCGCAGGGATAGGCACACCAGTACCAGCCGCAGTTGTATTGCCAGCCACAGTACTTGCATACACCGTTGCGGTATAGATACTTGAATTCTTAACTACGTACAGTTTAGTTACAGGTGGTACATACGCTGCAAAAGCTGCTGTTGTAGTAGTCGTTAAGTTAAACGCCGCACATCGCGCTTGGTCTGCTGCACCGTCTTGTACAGTTAAGGCTTGAGCCGCTGATGTAATAGAAACATTAGCCAACCCAGCGATAGCGTCCTCGATGAGTGTGCCTAAGTTTGTATTAGTGATAGTCCCCCACGTACCGGAGTTTCCTCCGTTGGCCATAAGCTCAATACGTAGATCGGGTGAGAAGGTACTAGGCATAATTAATCCTTAGATAAATACGTAGCTCGTTCGTCTTTTCGACGGTTTACAAGCCCTTTAAATTCCTTGCCAGATGCAAATCTATATAGCATAAATGCCTCCGCAGCGCCATCGAAATCGCCCCGATTGTGCTTCATCCGCATACTGGATTTTTGCAGCGCACCTAACCCAGCATTAAACGAAAAAGAGCAGAGTGCGTCAAAGCGCCCTTGAGTAAGATTAGCGGGACAAAGACGTAGTACGCCTCGCTCAAACCTAAGTAAGTCTGTTTGCAAAATGCTATCAACTTCCTCGTCCGATAATGTGCGATCCCACTCTTTTGGGCATGAGTAAAATCCAGTAGCTTTGGCATGTTTACGCTCCTCTAAAGTCATGGCTAGATGTGCTGGCGGGGCTATTAAATGACCAACGCCAGTCGTCCAAAGGAGAACAACGTCCAAATAGGGCTTCTTCCTGACACCCTCGTGGTGGCGCAGCATCTGCCTAGCTTTGTCGGACATTCTCATTTTTTACTAAACGCCTGAGTGCCGAACCAAAACGCGATAATGGAAGCTAGAATCTGCATCTCATCAGCATCAAATACTTCTTTGATTGCTTCCATAAATGGTACACCTGTAGACCACGCCCACCAGATACTTGCCATATCAACGGCAATCAATAATCCTACAAATAGATACGTTACTACCGGACGAACCGATGCGCGAAGGTTGATTACCCACTGTGATGCACCCTGACCGATTGCTATGTCATGTGCATACATTGCCTGACGTTCAGCGGAGGTAGCCTCGATCTGTAGATGCTGCGTGTGGATTTCCTCGATGCGCTCTTGAGACTGTAATCCAGCAGCCTGTAGTCTAAGCTGGGACTCAATCTGTAACTGAGCTAACTCTAGTTCGTGCTTCTTGTCAGATTTATCCTGAAAGAAGTCTAGCAACTTTGGTAAACCGCCCATCAGGAAAGATAGCGCGGTGGAGATTAGTGTCATCATTTTTTACCTCTTTCTTCTATAAGTTTGATACGTACTTGTAGGTCGTGGATGTCGTGATAAATTGCTTCTTTCATTGCATGGCGACGCTCGGCAGATAGCGGAGAATCAGTAGGGATACCTTGTTCAGTAATCAAAGCTGGCATTTGCCCTTCTATCTTTACTAGGCGCTCATTGAAAGAACCAACTTGATTGAGTAACCAGATAATTGCTGACACCAGCATTGGCACTAATGCCTTTAATATATCTTCCATCTTAAAGTTCATTGCGTACCCTGTTTAAACATCCAATTAATAAACCATGCGAATCCTGCGATGATTAGCGTAATTACAAAACCACCTACGCAGTTATAAATAATATTTAGTGTCTTGGCTCTAGCTCGCTTCTTGCGCATCTTCTCTGCAACTATTGCCAGCCTTGCTTCTGTTGCCGCTTTCCTAGCAGCTTCTGCTTTCTCTTCACGCTCTTTGCGTAGTCGGCTTAACCTATCCCAGAACTCATCCCACATCCCACTCTCATCGAAGTGGTAAATCATGATGTGCTTGATCTGGGCGTAATACTGTTTAATCTCCCGATCCATCGCCATCATTTCCATCACGTACTCAGCGTCTGAGATTGGGTCTGCTACTGGCTCACCGGCAGCTATTGCTTGGTCTTGCGCTTTCTTAGCTTCTTCTAAATTGTTTCTACCTAACTCATACCTACTTGCCGCCGAGAAAAACTTTTTCACTGGTGAAAGTGATTCGCCTAGTTTCTTCCCCGACTCTATACATTCCTGAACACTATCTACTGCTTCTTTCGCCTCATCGGCTGCGGATTTTATGCCGTTTATAACTAACTTAATACCTGAAACGGCTAACCCTATGGTCATCGGGTCGATCATGATTCATCTTTCTATGATTCATAAAGTATATTTATAGTCCCAGCGTCAAATGCGTCTGTGCCGTTTGTACTTGTAATGCGAACTCGGTCTAATGTACTAGCAAGAGCTATAGCCCCACCTAATGTCCCAGCATATGGAATACCATTAAGGCCATAAGCCCCGCTAATCACCCAAGTATTGCCAGATAGTAGTAAAAATTGTACAGCCCCAGATGTAATATTTGCGGTATTGCCGCCATATAATTGAACCCCATTTGAAAAGGTTACGGCTTGAGTACCTACAGCATTACCGGATAGCGCCATACCCCCGGCATAACCTGTGGTTGTAACCCCGGAAGAGGTGCCTAACTGCACCAAAATAAGTGCTGACCCATTAAGAGAAACGCTATTAAACATTACAGTAATACGCTTAACCGTAGATGGTAGTCCTGTAAAATCAACGCTAGTACCAGATGCAGAAACAGCAGTACCTGATGTAATTCCACCTGCGCTAGACCATGAACCATCGCCACGTAAAAAAGTAGTTGAGCTTGGTGTACCAGTAGCTTCTATTAATCCTGTTTGTACTTTAGTTAATGGCATGATCTATTCCTGTTAAGCTGTGTATGAACCAGATGATGTAAACGTAAGAATGGTGTTTAAACCAGACACTGTTACGGATGGAGACCCTGTTACTACGCCAGTATAGCTAGATGTAGGTACCGCAACTATTACTGCTCCAGACCCACCAGCACCACCGTTATTAGTAAAGCCACCGCCACCTCCACCGCCTGTGTTAACAGTTCCGTTAGCACCATTACCTGTTCCGGCTACGCCGTTTCCGCCACCACCTGAACCACCAGTACCGCCAGTACCACCAGTATTTCTACAGCTACCACCGCCACCGCCAGCGTAATAAACAGATGAACCTGTAATGGTTGATAAATATCCAATACCGCCATTACCACCATTATTTGTAGCGGCAGCACCAACTGCTCCACCGCCTCCTCCACCACCACCTGCACCTGTTGTTGTACTAGATGTAGACGTACTTACGCCACCACCAAAACCTTGACCTGCTGTACCTGATCCGCCAGCAATGCCTGTACCACCACCACCACCGCCAGAGCCTCCGCTATTACCAGCATATCTGCCTGCTAAGTTTGTACCACCATATCCACCACCAATAGCAGTAGCGCCAAAACCTGTTGAATCAGTACCATTAACAGCTTGCGCTCCACCATTTATTTGGCCTGCGCCACCTGCGCCAACAACAAAAGAATATGTTGTACCTACAGTTAATGACGCAGTATTAGCTACATATCCACCGCCGCCACCACCTCCACCATAAGCTGCTGCTCCGCCACCACCTGCACCGCCACCACCGGCAATAACTAAATAAGCTGCTGAATAAGTTTTTGATTGATTAAATTGATACCAATTTGCGCCGTCATACCATTCGCAATAACCTGTTGTACTGTTGTAACGAAGTGATCCCGTAGTCGCAGATACGGGTCTTTGTGCTGTAGTACCTGAAGGAATATCAAAAAATCCAGTGCTTGTATTAGCTTGGTCAGATACCGCAGCAGGAGTTGATGCCCCGCCACCGCCAGCAATAGCTGGTAAGCCTAAATATAAAACGCCTATGTTGTTTGTACCTGTAGGAGGTGCAGGAGAAAATGTTAGTGTTACTCCAGATACGGTATATGTATTAGGGTTCTGCACCACGCCAGATATAGATACAATAATTGAAGTTGTACCGGCTGGCGCATACGACATCGTAAATGCAGTTGTTGATCCATTACCGCTGAACTGATCAAACGGAAAAGATGCTGTTGTTGGTTGTGCGCCTATATATGACATAATTTATCCTAAAGCTATTTTGATCTCTTCTGGCGTAGAAGCAGCATCAATCTCTACCTGTATTGCAGCGTATCTATCTCTTATCTCTTGTCTTGCAGCTTCTGCGGCTGTAGCTTCACTAGGAATAGTCGCTTTAATATCTAGCGGTGCAAACTCCTCTGAACGTTTTAAGCGTCGTAGATCATGTGCAATATTCTTAGCTTTGTCTATATTAATTACAATCATTCTGCGTACTCCCAAGCATTACGAAATGTTCTATCTGTAGGTATATCTGAAACGTCTACAATCTTGTATGGTTTACCCGCTGGCACATCTTTAGCAGCAATTTCTTCAATTGTTAAACCACATTCAGGAGCAGGTACTAGGATAGATACACCGCCTTCATCGTTTGGGTAAATTATTCTTTGGTTCATAGTTTTCCTTTATCTAAAAACAGCCAAAGAGTTGTAGTTAGAATCGCCCATTGCTGTATTTGCAGCATGATAATTAACAATCCTAAACGAACCTACTAATGGGGCAGAATAAGTATTAGTAGCAGATAAAAATACATTCATTAATCCACCGTTAGTATTAGATGATGATTGAGTCGGCCCTGTTACAACGCAATAGTTAATATCTGGCATAGCAGTAGTAAAGTTAAATGTAAAATTACCAACTCCATTGTCGCCAATACTTGAGCAATTACCACTTGCGTAAATTGATACTGTGCCGGTGCTATTAAAGTTTACCCATGCACGAGCGGAATAAGATGGCGCACTTCCAGAGGCTGTAGATAACGCAGCAACAACGGGCGCACTCCAAGTATTATCCCCACGAAAAAATGTGGTGCTGTCTGGTGTACCTGTAGCGTTAATACCGACCGCTGGAATTTTACTTATTGGCATTTAACTTACCTCTACCCATGATAATGTTGGCTCATCCCAGATATACAGTTTTCCATCGGTAGGCATTGGCGTTGGAGCGTTCCACAAGCAAGTCTCTTCATCTAATAACCAACTAGCATAAGGTTGTGGTGGGATAAACGCATCACGCTCTCTATCGTATGTGTATCCAATACCTGCATAGTTCTTACGTAAAGGTCTACCTTCTGGATGCTGACCGCCTAAAGTGTTATAAGAAGTCTGTATCCACTCACCCGGAGATGTATCAATAAACGTGTTAAAGAATTCTTGTTCAGCCACAATGACTTGAGTAACAATTCCGTCAACAACTTTTGCAAAATGTGCCATGTTTATTTCCTTACGCCGTATAAGAGCCAGAAGCTGTAAAAGTTAAAATAGTATTTGTACCACTTGTTGTAACCGTTGGTGAACCAGTAGTTACGCCAGTATATCTAGCAGATGGGATAGATAAGATAACAACACCGGAACCACCTGCACCTCCGCCACCAAAGCCACCTCCGCCACCGCCACCTGTGTTAATAGACCCAGCAACACCGATAGTCGAGTAAATTGCACCCGTACCACCACCACCTAAACCGCCTGCGCCAGCAGTACCACCGCCTGCACCGCCACCACCACCAGAATAATAAGTAGCTGTACCTGTAATTGATGATTGGGTACCTATACCACCTGCACCGCCAACTGCAGCAGCACCAATTCCAGTTCCAGTACCGCCAACAGCACCTGCGCCACCCCCGCCACCCGCACCCGCACCGCCACCTGCACCGGGACCAGAATTACCGCCATTATTACCCTGACCAGCAGTACCCGCACCGCCAATTGATGTTCCTGCAAATGCGGCACCAAAGCCACCACCACCTGATCCGCCCGGACCACCATTAGATGGACTATAAGAAGGCCCCGTACCACCAGCGCCACCACCATTTGATGTTAATGAATTAAATGTACTGTTAACACCAACAACCCCCGGCGCGCCGTTACCAGCTCCAGCAGCGCCACCACCCCCAACGACGATTGGGTAATTTGTTCCTGAAGCAAGAGAAGTAACGCCGGTTAATAAACCGCCAGCACCACCACCACCTGCTCCTGAACCTGCAAAACCAAAACCACCGCCACCACCACCTGCTGCAATTAAATAGCTAATTGAATAAAAAGGAACTAAAGAACCAGAAGAAGTAAAGGTATGTATTATATTGCCGCCTGATGATGTTACTGTGCCACCAGCAAATACTTGTGTACCAGCATAGCTAATAATAATTACACCTGAACCACCAGAACCACTTATACCTGCAGCATTATTTCCAAAAGAACCGCCACCACCTGCGCCAAGATTTGCGGTTCCAGCAGTTCCATTACCTGATCCACCACCTGCACCGCCACCACCCGCACCGCCTGCTGTTGCCGCAACCCCTGATGATAATGATGAACCACCAACACCACCACCACCTGCATAAGTTATAGCAGAGCCTGATAATGAATTTGATGCTCCTGCACCACCTGCACCGCCACTTGTCCCTGCTGCTCCAGCACCACCACCTGAACCGCCACGCCAAGGAACGCCACTAGGCGCATTACCACCAGCATTACCTTGACCTGCTGTACCTGATCCACCTGTGTCTGTTGCTCCCGCACCTTGAACTCCAGCGCCACCACCTGAGCCACCGCTTACACCATTAGATACGCCCGGAGTTCCACCACCACCACGCCCTCCGCCGCCTCCACCTATTGATGTTACTGTAGCTAAACCTGTCCCTGAAACTACAGAATTTGTGCCAATAGAACCTGCAACCGCCGTAGCCGTCCCTGCCCCACCTGCACCTACAGTAATATTGTATGCATTTGCGGTATTTAATGTAAATGTAGAAGTTAAAAAACCACCTGCTCCACCGCCACCGCCACCGCCACCACCCGCACCGCCACCACCAGCGCCACCACCAGCAATAATCAAATAGGACGCTGTTACTGGTACCCCAGTAGGAACACCAATAAAAAGCATTTGCTGGATTGTCATGTTAGACCGGCACCAGAAATAACAGCAACGCTTGGAGTAATATAAATTAATGTCGCAATACCGTATAAACCTAAAGCTCTATTTCCTGTAATTGATGTAGTTTGCCCCGCCCATTGCAAAGTAACACCAGCACCTTGCGTAATTGTTTGACTTGATCCTGAATTGTTATAAATGGTAATGATATTGCCAGCACTAAATATTGAATTTGGTACCGTTACGCCACCAGTAGTGATGGATATAGTCTTACCCGCATCGCCAGCAACTAATACGTATGCGCCAGTTTGTGAATTAATTGTTGATCCGGTTGCATTAAACGTTACAGCCGCTGATCCATTAAAAGCAGCATTTGCAGTTAAACCTGTACCAGCTGTTAAAGCGTTTGATAATGTCGGTAGAACAATAACAGCACTTTGCAGTGTTGTAGATAAGTACCTAACGTAAACGTTATTTGTTCCGCTAGATGGCGCAGCGCTTATTGTTAGCGTTGAACCTAAAACTGTATATTCGCTAGGCTGTTGTTCTACATTATTTACTACAACTAAAATATCATTGGAAGTATTGACTGGCCTACTAAGCGCAAAAACAGTCTGCGAGCCAGTACCACTGAATGTATCAGTACCAGCTATAAAACTTTGAGTTGTAGGAGTCGAGCCAATATATGCCATTAGGTGATCTCCAGCAATGAACAGAAACAATCTCCAGAAGCAGCGGAGCTATTAACGACATACAACACATCTGCTGGTTCAAGTACAACTTTTTGGTCACCGCCAACTATAACTAATGATGAGCCTATTGGAACCGTAGCGCCCTCTATTAAATAATAATTAACCGCTGAACGAGTAACGTAAGCATCTGTTGTAATTGGTGACGGTGATGTATTAGCCATAGACAAGCCAATAATTGTTGTTTGCGTAGAAGCTGGGCAGGTATATACCAAAGCTGGTGACGTACCTACGTTTTTTGATGGGTAACTTTTAAATAGATTTGCCATGTTTTATCCTAATGCAATCGCTAAAGCCACTGCTGTGCCAGCGGGATCGACCTGAAGATTCGTTTGTGCGCCAGCTACTGTAGTAGCCCCTGTACCGCCATTTACTAAATTTAATGTACCTGCTAAAGTAATTGTGCCGCTAGTAGTAATTGGACCACCGGAAGTTGTTAAACCTGTAGTACCACCAGACACATTCACCGATGAAACAGAACCTACTGCGCCAGCAACCGCAATTGTAATACTGCCATCACCATTAGTAACAGATATGTTAGACCCAGCAGTAATTGTAGTTTTAGTCAAGCTACCAGCAGTGTTACCAATTAGTATCTGACCATTTGTGTAAGTAGTCTGGCCTGTGCCGCCATACGCAGTAGCAATCGTAGTGCCTTGCCACGTACCTGAATTAATCGTACCCACACCTGTTAGCTGACTATACCCACCAATTAATCTACCTGATGGCAAAGTCCCTGATGTAATGTTTGACGCATTGGTAGTATCCGTTGTGGCAGATGCAGCTAAACCAGACACCGCAGCAGCAGATATAGAGATTGCCGTGTTGGTTACAGATGTAAGCTGACCTTGTGCGTTTACCGCAAATACAGGAACCTGAGAGGCTGACCCGTATGTAGTGGCGGTTACACCTGTGTTGGCAATATTAAATGTATATGTTGGGGATTCGTTTAAACCTGTACCCGCCGTGTAGGAAAGCGGTGCGGCAAACTGCTGAAAAACAATCGCCGTTGTACCAATTGTTATCGGGGGTGGAGTCTGCTGCACCCAAGCGGTATTTACGTTAGCTATACCACTTGTGACTAAAAAGAAATCGCCCTCGTCAATCTGGTTAACTCCAGTGCCAACAGTATTAAAATCCGTAGCACGAGTTAGTATGTATGGCGTTCCAGCAGAGCCTACTTGCGTAACAGTGTAAACACCGTTATGTGCGCCATTTACTTGATTTTTTACCAGTATTCGATTTGTGACGACAGTGAGCGTTGAGTCCACAGACAGAGCGCCGTTAGCGGTTGCCGTAAGTGTAGCCCCTACTCCAGATGCGCCATTGTTATAGGTGTTTGCTGGTAACGCTGTTGTTGTCGCCAATTCCACTGCTTCATGGAAGTGAATACCAGATGCAATAGCGTCAGCGTATTGCTTATTAACAATGTCTGTATTAGATACTGGGGCTGCGGTAATTGTGCCAGACGTTAGTGCTATTGAGTTTGCTGTTATCGCATTAAAGGCTTGCTGTACCGTATAGGTATTAGCGGAGTCTCTATAAACCGAACGCCCTGCTGGATAGGTAACAAATACGTCTTTACTACCTGTGGTAAACGAGACTAACGCACCGCCATTAGATGACGATAAAACTGTATCACGGGAAAGCGTATTACCAGAGGATGTGTACGTACCAATACCAACTTCCCACGAACCAGTAGATTGATGGTAGATCGTGTAGTACGTGGTGTTACCGTTGCCAATAACGGAGAAAGCCTGAAAACCACTTACCGCGCCATTGAGGGTTATGGTTCCCGTACCGTTTGTCGTTGTAAGTTCTCGTACTCGGTCGAGTAATACTAATGCCATGTTACCCTCTTATGAGTTATCTATTTGCGTCCATATTGTTGGCTGCGAATTATCTATCTGTGTCCACGTTGTAGCCTGCGCATTATTTATCTGTACCCAGTTTGCATTTTGGTATGTATCAATCGTATCCCAACGTACACGACCATCAATTATATCTACACCTAAAAATGCTTCGGCGATAACAACTAAAAAATCAACCTGCGAATTTATTACGTCTTCAAACGCTACCGTCTCAGCTAATACTGGACCAAAATCTACCTGACTATTTATTGCATCAATAACCGCAATTGCTTCAGAAAGGTTTGCGTCAACGCCTATTCTTGCGTCTATTGCATCTAATACAGCTATTGAATCCTGTACCGTTAAAAATACCCCTACACTACCTACTTGTGAATCTGTTACTGCAATTGAATCTTCCATGTCCACAAAGTACATATTCTCATCGCCTATGGCGGAGAACGGAGCAGAAGCAATTGAGTCAAATCCAAACATTACGTCGCATCAGCAGAGAATGTGTAAGTCACGTTAATCGTATCGCCATTAACAACAGCACGGTCGCCCACAGTAAAGTTACCAGCAGATAGTAATGTACCTACTGTGCCGCCTTTAGTATTATCAGTAGTAATAAAACCACCAGCAATCGTTGCTGAACCCGTCATGGAAAATACGATAGGTGCGGTAGTCTGGATTACCGAAGGATCAGCCGCTGTAGGTACAGTGAACGTCATAGCTGGTCTAGATGCTTGCAAATACAATGTATTCTCAGTCCATCCACTATGCGATGCCATCGTGTTTGATCCAGCGTAAGTAGCGCCAGTATTTACCAAACCCATGAACCATGATGCCGTATATGTAGATGCTTTAAATACCTGTTGGTTAATGAACTGTAAACCTTCGTTTACGACAAGGTTATGGAACTCTTCAGTCCACTTCACATTACCATCAGCATCACGGCACTCTACCGTAAACACACCACCAAAACCTGCTTTGCTGTCCATAATATTTCCTTAAACAAATCTTAAAAGTGCTGTAGACGCTGTATTAACTGGCATTGTTACCGTATTGTTAGCGGCTGTAAATAGCTTGTCCGAACCAAAATCCAATACTGCAATCGACTTATTACTCTGTGTACTGTTATATATCAACGCGCCACGAGCAGTAAACGAAGCACCGGGCCAAGACACATTATTAAAGCTTACATACACCGTATTGGTAGCTACATCTGTGGAAATCGTAACACCAGTAATTGTGACTCCACCTGCTGTATACCCAGTGCCTACCACCTCATCCGTTGTGGTGTACACAGTTGTTGATGGATTTAAAGTTGCATACGATGTATACAAAGCCATCTTTAAAGTGTTTGAAGCCAAGTTTTGACCACCTTGGACAATCTCACTTCTAAAACTTAACGTCTGACCTTGTTGTATAGGCATTATGAAACCCTGTTATGTTTTCTTACATTATCCAACCACGGGATAACTTGTAAATTTACTGGTACATGTAAGCCTGAAACCGTAGCACCCTGCAAAGGCAAAACATGATCAACATGCCAACCAAACCCAAACATTTCAGTTCTAAGTTTAGCAAGTTTATATGCTTCGCGCATTACCCAAATATCATCTTCTGTTAGCCAAGCCGGTGTTCTTTGCAGCTTTGCAGCTTGTCTACGCCTCACATATTCTGCCTGTATTTCTTTTGTATTCTGTCTATATGCTTTCATTGTAGCTATCCGTTTTTCACGGTTTTCAACTACATACTTCTTATTTCGTTCAACAATTATTTCTTTATTAGCTGCTTTGTATTTCTTTAGCCAGCCTACACGTTGCTCTACTGGGTATTCAGACCATTTCTTTTTTGGCTTTCTACCTTTAGCCAATTTTGCTTCTCTTTTTGCTAACAGTACAGGGTCAATACTTTTTTTATATCTTCTCTCTTCATTAATACATTCAAGACATTTTCTCAAATAATGCTGTTTTGCCTTTACAAAACGAAAGGCAGTTACCGGTTTTTCAGTACAGCATTTAATGCACGTTTTCATGGCGAAACTTTGATCTTGGCCTGACCATCGCGGTACGCATCACCACGCTCAAGACCAGTACCCAGACGATTCAATTGAGCCAAAGCATCTTGGAATTTCTTTTCATAGAAAGACATAATATCTTGCTCGCCCTTCATGAACGTATACGCCTCTACCAAAGATCCATATAACAATACTGGATCGTAGTTATCGCCCAGCCATGATGTACCAGTAGTATTCGTTACTTCTGAAACAGTTATTTGGAATCCAGAACCAACGCCTAAATCTACTTGGCTTGCGCTTAACACATCACCCACAACGTACAATGAGCCGCCGCTAGTAAGAACTACGTTAGTAACTATACCGCCCACAACAGTAATATTAGCTGTAGCTCCAGAACCAGAGCCACCAGTTAAAGGCACGTTAAAGTAGTTACCACTTGCGTATCCTGTGCCACCATTTAAACCACTAAACAAATTAAGAATACCCTGCACAATAGATACTGGGTAATAGTAATAGTGCATCTCAACAGAGTAAGCTGCGTCAGGAGTAGGGCCAAGAATAAAACTCAACTCATTAGTGATCTGTAATCCAGGAGTGGTTGTGGCTCCAAACAAAGCATAGTACTTAGGAACGCCAGTATCGCTTGGTGTTGGATAAGATTCGCGAATAAAGTTCACATCTTTGTTTAAAAGATATGTGTACGTTGGGGTTCCTGTATCGTAACCCTCAATCACCGCTAGAGAAAATACTGACAAAAAGTCAGACGGTGCAGATAGGTATTTATTGCCACCTACCAATACACCAGTCTGATTTCTACGTAGAGGCGGTATCTGAACGCTGTTGTAAATGCGCTTCTCTGCCTGTTGAACAAACACAGGCATACTCTCCAAAAACTCTGTTTCAAAGTTCTGGGTATAAGAAGTTATTGCAGATACTAGTTCTGAATACGTCATTTATTAACCCATTGGGCCTCGTGCCATTACACCTTTGGTTGCAGCACCAGTGCCGCGAATCTTAATACCTGAAGTCTTTGGTTCCTTGTAATTGCCTTTGCTAATGTTGCCAGCAGAAATGTTCATTTCTTTCATAACATTTGAACCAGCTTCATTTTTAACTTCAGCTTTTACAGTCTTGCCTGTCATGGTATGTGGCTGGGCATAAACAGAAGCATCACCTACTTCTTTGCCGCCTACCTTCTTAGAAAATTTAGCCATTATTTACCTCTTGAAGTAGACTTCTGGTTCATCGCACGAGCTAAATTACGACCGTATTTTCTCATTGCTTCGCCAGTAACGCCACCCTTTGCCATCTTATGCATACGGCCTTCGTGACCTTTTACAGCCTTGCTTGCCTCTTTGTCAGCAATACGTTTAACTTGTTTTGCGTCCATTTCCTACTCCTAAGTTATTGTTACCGTTCCTACTTCGCATGCTACTGCCAATGCGTTCGGAGTTAATAATGCATCAAATCCACTTGCCCCACCAACGGGCGCCCAACCCCACTGGAATACCCTACTACCACCCGCTGGATAACCATCTTCATCTAACAATGGACCCGGAATATTAGTTATCTGCAATCCACTTAAACCAGATTGATAATAACTTGTGTCTGGTCTTGGTTCTCTTACAGCTTGCGGATCATTCACTGGATATAAACCCAACGATAACTGAGGCTGATCCGGCTCCCAACAGGTATGGCATACTTTGATGCTGACCTGTTTAGTCTTAATCGTGAGCTTACGCAGCTCTGTTAACTTGTACCTAAATCCACATCGATCACACTCGGCAATCGAATTTTTACCTGATGCATATTTACTTCCCATACATCACCTATAGAAGGTCATGCGTGGTACATAGCGATCAGGTGCTTTCTCTCTATCTTCAGATGCAGCTAAATCCCATGACTCATCGTACTGGGATTTCAACATCATAATTCTGTCTGGCGATACTTCCGGTAACTTCATTGACAATTTGTAAGCCAATCCAGCAACTAATGCACTTTGCATACGGAATGGAATTTCTTCAACATTCGCGCCATTACCTGCATCTACTATTCTACGTAAGCGCCAGTAAACAAAATAATAGTAAGGAGCAGCTAATGTTCCCTGATCTGGTGATGGCCAGATATTAATTTGCGGAACTTTAGGAGTGGCTCCAACAGCATTAGATGTTTGCCCAGAACGGCGGTTTACCCACACCTGAATTGGACGACCCTGCGCCAACTTATTCGGAATAGTTGAATAAGTAGATACGCTAATACGACTAATGTTTATATCAGTCTGGTTAGAAATCTGTCCGGGATCAGTGCGAATAACATGTTCAATAAGATCAACGGTATCATTAGGAAGATCATATATGTACTGTCCTTGTATTAACGGGATTTGACCTTGCTCGATTGTCCACAAGTTAATGCCACGATTAGCCCACTCGGTAATAAGCAGGTTTAAACTACGGCGAGCAGTACGGAATTGATATCCAGTACGCAGCTCCACACCACAGCGCTCATACGCCTCTTCCATCAACTCATTGAGATCAGGATTAAATGCAGTGGTAGAAGTAGTTACTGCCATAATTAAACCATTCTTCCTTTAGTCTTACCACGTTGAGCAATACCATCACCACGAGATGATGCTGATTTTACCTTGCCACCTTTTTTCATACCATCCATCTCAGCAAACGCTTTTGCTTTTCGCTCTTCCGGTGTCATTGGTTTATTACTTTGCCCAGAGCTATTAGAAGCGCCGCGTATATTACGTATAGCGTTATCTACATCAGCCTTTCGCTTATCAAACTCTGCTTTAGAAATCTCTTCGTTGTTGTGTACGTATTTACCGTCTACAACACGAAAAGTATTCTGCGATGCTGATGTATTAGCCATTAAATCATCCGCCCTCTAGTCTTACCACGTTGCGCTATACCATCACCACGAGATGATGCAGAGGAAGCTTTACTACTCTTCTTAAATGAACGAGAAGAATTGGATGAAACTTTGCCACCTTTCTTCAATCCATTCTGTTTTCTGTAAGCAGCTAATTCCTGCTCTTGTTTAATCTTTTCTTCTTCTTTTGCAGCATTAGCTCTAGCCATCGCCTCTTCGGCAGCTTTATCTTTTTCAACTTGTCTAGCTCTCATAGCTGGCAACAAGCCAAAATTAGTAGCAAAACCTTCGCCAGTTACAGCAGCGGCCAACGGACTAATATCACCAAGTTTAAATCCCATTATTTCCTCGCAATTATCTAAATCCTGCTGTTTTCTTCGCAATACCTTTAGGCTGCGCTACAAACTGCTTTCCTGCTTTCTTCCCTGCTCGCTTTGCCTTCGTTGTGGCAGCATACTCTGCTGGGCTTAGAGCTTTGATCGCCTTTTCTGGGAGATAACGCTCTCCTGTCTTTGACGATGGCTTTCCGCTTTTGGTTCGCCATTTCTGATCTCCCCAATTTTTAAGAGATTGCTGCGGGGCTTTCACGCTAGTCCCTATAACCACCACCTGCTGCCTTATATTTCTTAGCAACAAGCTGTGCCTTACGAGCCGACCATTGACCAGCTCCTGTACCATGCGTTGCTGCGGCTTTTACTTGAGACACAATCTTCTTACGTAGACCGGGTTTTGTGTAATTACCAGCAGCATTAACCTTACCGCCTTCTTTGTATTGAGTAAAGTCAGTCTCATCCCGACGGGGCTTTTTTTCCCCACCGGGCATTTTGGACGGGCGGATCGCGCCCATACCACGAGAGGCCATCATTAGCAGTACCCGCCCTTTTTCAAACCTTTAGATGAGCCAGACATAACTACCATCTTGCCTTTAGTTTTGCCTTTAACAGCAACGCCATCACGGCTAGGAGCAGCAGTTTTAACTTTGCCCATAGATGTCATGCCGCCTGAAGCCATCTTTTTCATAGCCATACCACCTTTAGCCATCTTGCCTTTACCATCTGCTGCAAATGCTGGTACTTTCTGACCATCTTTCATAACCATAGGCATACCGCCATCAGCATAACCACCCATAGCCATCTTCTTGGTAGCACCACCCTTAGACATTTTTTTCATCTCAGATTCCTCATGTTTAATCATTGATTTAGAAGCACCCTTCTTTTTCATGAAAGCTACTTCCTTCTTTACCATTGCTTTTGATTCAGCCATACCACCACCCGCTTTCGTAAACTCTTTACCCACAGATTGTGGCACACCGGCCTTCTTAGCAAATGCAGGATTGTGGGCAACCGCCTGCATAAACCTTTCCTGTTTCTTTGATACTGTTGGCATTAGACTACCTTTTGCCCAATAAGCTGATCAATCTTTGCTTCAAGTCTGTTAAAACGCTGATCAATGTGATCAGTAATTCGTTCCACTTCTGCTTTAGTGACGTTATCACGGGCAATCTCCTCACGAGTCTTATTCAATAAGATCGTAATACGCGCAAGTTCAGAAAACTTTTCGTGCGCTATGTAAGCAAATAGACCAGTGAACAGAGTTAATCCGCCAGTCCAAGCAACTGTAAATTCCATGCTTAACATTTCCATCTCTTTAAACTGGCTGCCTTACGAGTTGGCCTACCTTTCTCGTCCTTCATTGGACCGGGCATTCCACTCATACGCGCACAGAATGATTTTTTACGTGGACCACCTTCAGGTTGTGGAGCCTTTAGATTAGACCCCGTAGCCTTGTTGTACTTTGCACGACCTTTGGCAGTCAACCCCGCCCCTTTAGCGACCGGTAGCTTCTCGCCACGACCTACTGCAAGGGATGGAGTTTTCTTAGCCATAGAACACCGTCGCTGCATTTACGTTAGATAGATCTACGTATAGACTTGTTTGGAAAACAATCCCCTCACCGGGAATCAATACGTAAATAGTAAACGAATCACTAGTACCTACATCAAGCTCACAAAGGACTGGACCAGTAGAACCGCCGTCACGAAATTTAACAAATCCATCGGATGCATTCCCACGATAAGACACGCTTTTTAGGCGTGTTCTACCATTAAAAGCAGTGCCTGATGCTGTTAGGTGTGCTGACTTAACATCTGTTTGCATCATGATGATGCCTCCCTAATTAGTTTTGAGTCGAAGTAGGGTTAGCGTTGCCATTTGTGTCACGAACAACATACTGAATTACAACAGTAGCAGCACCAGTAGTTAATGCAGTGCCAGTAGCAGTGTAAGTAATTAAGTCGTCAGTTGTGCCAGTGTTAGCAGCAAGAGCAGCGAAAGTGGAAGCAATCGTTACATTAATAAAGCCAGCCGAAGTAATAGTAGAAGCTGTAGCTACATCAGTACCACCAATCGTGATCTTCAATGTAGTAGCAGAGCTAAAGTCAGCAGACGTAATAATCTGAACACCAGTAATTAATGAACCAGCAGGGATAGCGCCCAAAGTACCAGTCAATGAATTAGTGAATGTTTGAAAAGTTACAGGAATGGTTTGGGCAACAACAGTTGCGCCCATATTACGAATAGAACCAACAGTGGTACCAGTAGTGTTTTTAACAGTACCAAGTAGCCAAGGGCCAAGATGAGTAGCGAAACCCATGATTTATATCCTCACATGCGAGTTAAGTGCGTCAATTTGCATGTTACTAGCCGGGGCTATTTGACACACCGGATATCCCGGAATACCTACTTTATAGCATAAATTTAAATAAAAAGGGGAGTTTTTAGCTCCCCTTTTATTGCTACTTACGCAGCGCCCGGTGATGCAAACATACCGAGTGGATCAGACCAACCAAACGAATAACGCTCACGAGCCTTGTAACGTACATTACCAGTATCGAAGTCGCCGTCCATTGATTGAGCCAGTGGGCTACGAACAAAGTGCTTCATGCCGTTTGGAACGTCGGTAGTTAAATACCAGCCGTTTGTATCGGTCAAGAAGTGATTTACTGTGTAGCCTTCTGGAATCGAACCATTGTTCTTCAATGCGTTGATATCGTTATCAGTTGTGCCGACGCGGAGTTCGGTTTCTAACAGACGAGTTGCAACGAATTGCAGAGCTGGTGGAACGATCAGCTTGCGTGGTTTAGCAGCGATCAACAGACCACGTTCATCAGTCCAGCCAGCGATTTGAATTACAGCGGCTTCCAAAGAAGTCTCATTCAAGTCGGCAGCGGTTGATGGTGTGTTGCTGTTGGTGCCACCAGAAACTAAAGGATGTGCAGTTGAGAACAATGCAACGCCATCACCACCAGTATAGGCGGAGCTGAAACCGTTGTTCAAAATTGCAGCAGCTTTAACTTGCTTGGTATAAGCCATCGAACGAGCCAGAGCTTTTGTATAACGTGCAGACAAAGAGTCGTACAAGTTATCTTCAATTGCTTCTTCAGTTAAAGAGAAGCCTTGTGCAATGGTTTCGTGGTTATAGCGAGCAGTCCAAGCTTCTTGACCGTTGTCGTAACGAATAGCAGAGCCTTCGTTTTTAACAGGTGCGGCTGAGAAACCAGACAGTTTTGTTTCTTCTTCAAAGCTACGTTCCGATGTTTCGGTTTCGTAGATTTCTTTATGCTCTTCGCCGTAACGAGCATATTCAAGACCAAACAGAGCGTTCAAGCCCGGTAAGAGTTCTTTCAGTAGTTGTGCGCGTGAAATAGCCATTATTTACTCCTTAAGCACCAGTGGCAGAATAGTAGCCATGCAGACCTTGGTTCAACTTAACCAAGACTTCTGGGTACTGGGTGAATACGATTGTTGAGCTTGCAACAAATGCAGTTGCAGGAGGCTGATTCAACACAACCGAAGTTGCGCCAGCAGCAGCAGCGGTATCAACAAATGAACCTGAAGCGATGATCTGACCATTAGCTGCAACTGAAGCAACGTCGGTACCAACAGGCAATGCAAAAGGTAATGCAGAAACAGTGATCGTGTTGGTAGAAATGCTTGCGTATACTGCACTGCCTAAACTAACAGCAGTATCAGGAACAACACCAACTACACGTAATGGTAGAGTAGTTGTTACTGGGGTATCAGTAGGCGCTAAAACAGCATTTGCTGAATTACCAGTATTTGTGCTGCCAGTGTTGTTAATAGCGCTGACGTTGCAACCAACGATTGCGTTTGAGCCAGAAGCCATAACTACACCAGAAGAACAAACAGCAGCTTTAAACACTGCATCTGGATCATCAGATACGTAAGCTTGTGCATCGCCAGCCAAAGTGCCAGAAGGCCAGTATTGGCTGAACTGCTTTTGCTTAGTAACAGGGCTAGTAAAAGTGCAGCCCAAGAAAATACCAACGGTTTGGTTTAAATCAGTACCAGTAGTTACTGATACTCGCTGTAAACGACCGCGTGATAAAGTAACAAAATCGCCATAGAAAATGTCGGTTGAATAACCGTAAATGATAGGGTACATGCGGGTTGAACCTGCAAATACTTGACCACCGATCAAATTCACTGGCTGTAGGCCGTAAGGCTTGTCTACAACAGGATATGCCATAATTGACTCCAAAAATTAAAAGTTACTTGCCTTTGCCAAAAGTAACCTCTGTTTTCCGTTCATTAAAGAGCGGCATACGAGGATCGTTTTGACGCATCAAATTGTTGTCTACAGCCTCAATCTGCCCTTCGGCTTGTTTCTGGTAGTAGCCGTTGCGCTGCTCCACAAACTCAATTGGGGTCTTGCATAACAACAATCCGCCAACTTCGATATTGTCTTTGAAACGACTATTCGGGTCAGCTAACAGTTGAAATTTTGGTTGCTCCTCTAGCTTTACAGGCTCCCACCCTTCTCTCATTTTTGCCGAGATATTACGTGGATCAGCATTGTTCAGCGTTGAGACGCGAACCCATCGATATGCGTAACCTGGCTGTCTGTCTGGTTCAGGCAGAAGCTCTGGTGGCGCCCACTGCTTGGGACGCTCATTTTCGGCACGCGTTTCTATACTACGGGGTGTTCTACTTTCAGCCATTGTTGGCCTCCATTCTTAGTTTTTCACGGACATATTGTTCAGGGCTTAATCCTAAACGCTTGGCTATATTTACCTCTGACTGCTTAAGCCTCACCTTCTTGGACGGTGTGCTGCGAGTCGCGGGTGCCACGACCGTTGAAACTCGTTCGGTACGTTGCGGCTTATTCCGCTGCGTTACCTCAACTTCTTGCTCATCTTCAAAATAATCAGGAAAACGACGACGCATCGTATCGTCTACCTTTTGCCAGTATTCATCAGTAGATGGATAACTAGCGCCGTACTGTTTCACCAACTTTTGGTGTAAGCCAAGTGCAAGACTTGTCATCTCCTCGTCTTTACCGAACCAGTCATTGCGCTCTTGCCACGCAACAGTCCTTTGGTCAGGACGAGGCACTTGTGCTTCAGGTACGCTTTGTACAACACTTTCTTCTTCGTGTCTAGCAGGAACATATTCTTCTGCCCGACGAAGCTTGTAATTAGCATCAGCAATCTGCTGTTGCGCTTCTACCAAACGATCCGAATCGCCCATGTCATACGCTTCTTTGTATGCCTGTTTTGCAGCGTTCAGCTCCATTTCGGCAGCGCTTTTGTAGGTGCTTAAATAGCTTTTTTCACCAGCAGTTAAGCGGCTTTTAAGCTGTTTATTCTCCTCCAACATACGCTTTGCCATGTCTTCGGCAGCTTGGCGCTCACGTAAAGCCTGCTCTTTCTCTCTACGTTCATCGTGCCAAACTTTATTTAATGCTCGTAACTTGGCTTGAGCGTCTTCGGAATACTTCTCCAAATCATCCTGTTCCAATTCGTCACGAACCTCCTTTGGTAGAGGCTTACGACCACGATCCAGTGGCGGGGTATCGTCTTCAATCTCTAACTCAAACTCTTCTTCCTGATTGTCGGCAGAAAGTTTAGAGTTTTTATCCTCGACTTCATCGGGGAACTTGTACTCTTCGTTCATATCTTCTCCTTAAGCACGGCTTATTCCGCGCGGATCATCGACTACTGCTTCAATGGTGTCATCATTCAATAACCGGAACTCTCGGCCATGAATCTTCAACCTCGTACCAGAGTTTGGTCTGGCTAATACAAAATCACCTTGCTTACACCAAGGACCAGTAGGAAACTTCTTCTCGTCTTTGTATGCATCAGGGCCCAACTTAACTACAAAAAATACCGTAGCTAATACTTCTTCGTAGTGACGAGTTTGGTCAGCTTTAATTAGACCGCTTTCGTACTTCTCTTCCGCTTCCGGTAAAGTTACCAAGATGTGATAACCGCATGGTTCTGGAAGTTGCTTCGCTTTCTCTTCTGCCGTTTGCGGAAGAGTTGATGTTTCACCGCTTTCTGTTGCGATGGTTATTTCACTCATCTGAATGCTCCATAGTTTTTGCAAGGTCAAGGATGTAGCCTTCTATTGCAGAATAGCCTTGTATTACTCCGCATAGTTTTTGATACTCCGGAAAGTCTTTTGCTGCTCCACGAGCCATAGCTTCCGTAACCATAGTTCGCTTCTCTCTTATTTCTTCTACTACTACTTGTAGTACTCTATCCATCATTCACCCTTCTTTGGTTTGTTGGATTGTTGCATCTGTCGTATTGATACTCTTTCTTGTTGCGCCATCTGAGCTTGGTTTCGTGCAACCTCTACTCCCATGCGCGCACCTTCCATTGCTTGCTTTGCTTCCAAGTCTGCTTTGTCTTTGCCTACTTTGGCTCCGATCTGCATACCTGCAATTTCTTTTTGTGCTGCAATACGCTCTTCTTCGATACGTATTTGGTCTTGCTTTGCTGCCGCATCGATCAAAAGTTTTTGTTCTTTGATCTTTACTTCCTGCGCTTTCAACTGCAACTCTTGCTGCTGCATCTGAATAACCGGATCTTGCGCTGCTTGTTGCGCCTGCTGTTGAGCAGCTTCCGCTTGGTCTTTCTGTAGCAACTTCTGTCCAGCCATAGCCATCATTCTGGAAATCTCGACTTCCATTTCTGGCTCCATCTCCTTGTCCATTTCTGGTAAAGGAATGCCCATCATCTCCTCTATCTCTTTACGATATTGGAATGCAACGTGTTCATTAATATGAGCCATCGCTGCTGCCATAATTGTTTGAGCTTGTGGATTTTGTCCAATGATTGCGGCTAGTTTTGGATCTCTTATAGCTGCTGTGTGAACAGCTATATGTGCCTCATGATCTTGATACACGAATGCTTTAACAGGCTTCATATTTAATAGAGCCATGTTCTCTGATACAGGGTCTTTTGGTTTCTGATCTTCAGCACTCGGCACTAACTTGCCAATGTTCTTGACGCCCAACACTTCAAGCATCTGACGATTCAATTCAACCATGTCGTATATCTGTGGAGTAGCTTGAGCCATCTGCATGACTGCTTGATACTGCACAACCTTCTGCGACATCGTTGCCGCATTAGGATCAGACACTGGTAATACTTCTACGATGTCATAGTCTGACTTCTTAGCTTTACGTGGACCATCAACTGGATCGTAGCTATATTCTTCAGGCGTATAGTTAGCAATGATCTCTTTCAACAAGCGGAACTCTTGTTTCATTGCATAGTGAATACGAGCTTGAACTGCACTCATCACTTTTAACGTGCGCTCTAATATAGCCAGCGTTGTACCAACTGGTGAGTTGGCAGACATGTCCGATACTTTTAAATCAGCAGCAGAAGCAAAGCGACGACCTTCTTCTACGATCTGATTCATCAAAGTTAATAGAACTTGACTTGGCTCTTTGTATGGGAGAGGAAGAATGTTGTCGCGTATGGTGCCTGACGCTACATCAACATCTCTAAATTCGCCAGGGCTAATAGGCGTATCGTCACCCTTAACACGCATACCTTTAGTCTTCAAACCACCAGGTAAGTTAGATAACGTACCAGCATCAACTAACTGACGAATGATTGATGTACCTGATTTAGCAAACGCGCCAATCAAGTGGATCAAACCAAACGCATAGAAACCAAAGCCAGGTATATATGGATAGTGAATTAGATGAACACGCTTCTGTTTTGTTTCATCATCAGGATGCCAGTTACGGCGAATAGCTAAAACTTCTGTCGTGCCTTTTTCAATCGTAACGATGTAAGGCAATGCTATACCTGTTGGATTACCATCTTCATCTTTATCTTCGTAGCCTTCAAGATCAAGGTCTACTTGCATTTCTAAAATCTTATAACGATCATCCGCAGTAGCACGGAATCCCATCTTCTCTGCAATCTTCTTCTCTACATCATCCAACGTATTAGTTGGCTCACCTAACTCTATATCTCTATAGAAGCCAGCTACTTGTAGCTTTCTTAATTCATTCTGAGTCTTACGCATCACATGTGTTACACGCGGTGATGACTCCAAGTCACTAGCACCATACGGCACAACGATATCTTCCGCTGGTACATATAAAGCTACTTGTCTATTCAACGATGGATCAAAGTAAACTTTCTTAAATGCGTTACCTGATAAACCCAAGCCCCACAATAAACGCTCTTGCTCTGGACGATACTCAGGCATCTTCTCTGTGAGCTGATAGTTCATATCATCTCTTACTCTTTCCGCGGCTTCCTTCTTCTTGCGGGTTTCCTTGCCGATAATCTGCGTCTTGACAGGACCCGATGCAGGAAAAGTTTCCATGATCGTTTCGCTTTGGAACTTGACCAGAGCTTCAGATAAAAGGGGATGATATACACCACATGCTCCTTCCCAAGGTTCGGCACGTTCTTCAATCTTCATACCTAATAGCTCTAAGCCATCAACGTATGTTTGCATCCAATCTTTACGCGACGATACGTCATCATCGTAATCAGATAACAAATCACCAGCTATCGTAGTTAATTCTTCATCACTAATAAACTCAGCTAAGTTTGCATCAAAGTCATCAGTTGATTCTTTTTCTGGCTCAATCTGAATCTCTAAACCACCAAGTCCTATAGTCACTGACTCAGGATCTTCAATCTCTATCTCAATCTCTGGATCCATTACATCTTGATCCATACCAAGTGGTGCTTGATACAATGCTTTATCTATATTAGTAGCCATGTTAATTCCTAGTAGTAAGACCGTTTGCGACGAAAGCCAAGATCCTCATCTGCTTCGTCTGAATCTAGTCGTAAAAATCCGCCTTGTCTGAATCTAATCAGTGCCTGTGTCGCGGAGTCAGTTAAGTCATCATGCTCGGCGTTTGGAAACCTTGCCATCTCTTCAATAAGTTCGTCAGCCCAACGGGTTTCTGGCGCCCATACTTTACCTGATCTAAATAAATCTGTAACTGAATTTAGACGTACAAACTTATCGTTGCCACGTACCGGCGTATAGTCCGAAACCATCACGCCCATCCGTCTTAATTCAAATATCAACGGCGCGCCAGCAGCTTTAGCCTCAATAATACAAGCATCTGGCTGCCATTCATCATACATTCTCTTAGCATTGTCCTTTAACTCAGGAAATTCCCACTTTTCCTTCAAAGCATCTAGCAATATGATGTTCACATCACTCTCATCCTCGTTTAAATGGAAAACTCCCCACGTTGTACACGCAGAATAGTCTGATCGCTGGTTCTTTGTGAACGCAGTATCCCATGATTGAATAATAAACTCACATCTTGGTGGTCTATCACTCTCCCAACGACGCCACCAATCCCTTTTTACGATGGCACCCTCTTCTCCAGTGGGCTTTTGCTGGTACTGAGCGTTCCATTTGTACGGTGGAAGCTCTTCTTTTAGCGCAGATAGCTCTTCTAACGACCAAAACTCAGGCCATAACGGTCTGCCTGATGGCATTATTGCCGGTAATTCGATAACTTCCCACTCGGAAGCGTCATTCTTTAGTACTTTGCCAGTCAAATCCTTGTCTGACCAGCGTGTCATCACAATAATAATCGCGCCGCCCGGCTGCAAACGTTGACGCGGTCCTGATGTATACCATTCATACACAGAATCAAAGACGGTTGGATCGCCTTGCGCTAACCTAGCTTCTTGTTCGGAGTGCGGATCGTCAATAATAAGTAGATCGGCACCCTTACCAGTAACAGTACCGCCAACGCCGATAGCAAAGTAATCCCCGTTATGGCTAGTAGCCCATCGACCAGCGGCCTTTGAGTCTGCGCGTAACGAGACATTGGGAAAAATCTTCGAGTATTGTTCTGAGTCAACTAAGTTCCTCACTTTCCTACCAAAGCCAACAGACAAATCCGCCGTGTTGGAACATTGAATAACCTTTTTATCTGGATACTTACCTAGAAACCAAGCCGGTAACATATTCGATGCAAACTCAGACTTAGTTGACTCAGAACAATACTCG